GCTCCAACCCGCGCACGAGAGCAGGCACAACTCGTTTCGGACGTACTGATAAAAATAGTCGGCACCGAAAAGGTTGGTGCCACTGGTTGAGGCCCCGTTGGTGTCCTTCGGCAGGCCGAGACCGGCGAGTATCCAGCCACCTCCGGATTGATCGGCGGAGAGCACCTGGCTCGCGCCATTGCCGAAGCGCTGCGCGAAGCCGTTACTCGGGTAGGTTGTTTGAAACACGGGACTGAACGGCTCCATCATCGCCCCTGCGCCGGTTGCTCCCCAGTGATCGGTGGCGGTGGCGACTCCGGAGGTAAAATCCTTCATCGACGTGGCTTCCTTGGCGGCGCAAAAATCTCCGACCGTAGCCGCTCCTCCAGACGTATAGGCCGTGAAACCGGTGCTGTCCACGCCGTCGAGGGTGATGGTGTTGGCATCGATGACGGTGAGCGTGTAGATTTTGTCGTTGAGCTCGGTCATGCCGCCCACGGAGGTAATCATTACCGGATCGCCCGTGGTGCGGCCGTGACCGACGACCGTCAACTGGCAGGGATTACCCTGGGTCGCGGCGGTGATCGCCTTACTCGCGGCAACGCATGTGACGCCAAGGCTGATCTCGTACATCAAGCCGTTCAGATCCGCCACTCCGCAGGCCTGGCCGTTGTGCGTGGTTTTCGCAAACGGTGCGCCGCTGCCGGTTTTGCCGCAGTCAGAATAGCCGTCAGAGGTGTAACTAACTGCGCCGTCGTTGATATCTCCCAGGGCGTTATTGTTGCACCCCTTTGGGAAATTGCTGACGCCTGCGGCATCGTACCAGGCGCAATTGGTGGTGCCCGTAGCGGCTTGGCCGTGGGCGAGGGAGAGCATAGCCAGCGCCCCATAAATAAACCGGCTGCCGCAGAAAAATTGACTTGAGGGATTGATCGCCCCGTCCACACCATCCCTCGCCTTGCAGGCATTGACAGCCTCGTAGTAGGCGTTAGCGCCGCATGCAGTCAATTCGGCTATCGGGTTATGGGCAGCAGATGTTGATAGTGGGAGACCTCCAGGGATGGCAGAGGCGACGAATCCAGAACCCAAGGCATTTTTGCTCGCCATGTATTTATCAACAAAAAAGCCGTCCTGCTCAACTCCGCCGTCGATAAACGCACGGTGCAGGGCGTAGCCCTGGGCTTCGGCGTCAAAGCGCGTGGGGTAGGTTTTGACTCCCCTTATGTCGATGGAGTTGACACCGTGGGCCGCGTAGGTGGGGTTATCGGCGTGGCCGACGCGGGAGTAGAATTTAGGCACCCAGACCATGATGGAGCCGTCGGCGTAGCGGTAGTTGCCGTGATTCTGGTGGGTCGGGTCGGTGTAGCCGTACATCGGCACCATGCCAGGGAGCAGAGCCTCGGGAGGCGCTACGCCAACGCCGAACCCTGCGCTGCCGGGGTCTCCGATGGAGTTGAGGACTCCGATAATTTCGCCGATGGCGGCGTCGAGTTGTGCGCCGGTGTAGCTTAGCTGATAGCCCATCTATGTTTCCTCCCTTTTGACTTTTAGTGTAGCGCCGTCTGCCGCATATACTTTTTCGTGTGAACCTGCGCCGTTGGCGACATAAAGATTATATTTTCGACTGAAGTTGTTGCCGCCAAGATTTAAACCAAGTCCTAATTGCATAATAATCTCCTCTTGTTTGTCCCGACCGTGCCACCGGCTCTGATAAGCGACAACGCGCCGCTGTGCCGGAAATCACCGCATCCACCTGGTCTCCTACTGTTGCAGTCGAGACGGCCATACTTACCGGTGGCGCTATCCTCTCAAATTCTCCGTTTGGTTTTTGGTCTGAGATCTACCAGCGGAATACGAGTATCTCGCCGTAATTGTCGTGAACAAAAAACCCTTCGCTGTCAATTACCATAGCCACTCCCTGCGTCGCAGACAGGTCTATCGCGCACAGCGGGGCGTGGAAAAGGTCTGCCCTGGCTGCCAGCAAAGGTATTGCCGGCAGCTTCAATAGCGGCGTTGCCGTTAAATCCATATCTCCCAGTGCCGGCTTTAGCAGGGCCATACTCAGCCCCATGTCGGGCCTCCCGCAATGTCTGCCTGGCCGCTTTTAACCAATTTCACATAGTTGTCAGGATCAAGGGACAGCAGGAACCAAGTGACGCCAGAATCGGGCAAGGCGGTCAAATTGGCCTGTAGTTCGTTAAACCAAACACGGTTAATAATCGCGGCATCCGCCGCCCCGCTGATCGACAAGAGTTCGACGCCGTATCGGTCCAGCAGTTTGATCTTAAAGGACCAGCCGCTAACATCGAGCGCCGCACCTGCATCGAAGAAGTCCACGTATTCGTGAAAGTCGGTATTCGTGTTGATCGTGATCTTTTTCGTTGCCATACGGTGTCCCCTTTATTCTCGTCGGCTTTTGCGCGGCTCCACTTTCTGTTCAGCCAGGTCCAACACACCCAACCCCTGCCCGAAAGCCTGGAGATGAAATGCCGCTTTTTGAGTGCTGGCCGCTTCCGTTTCCTTGCTGTGCGCCCGATGCAGGACAAAATGGTACAGGTCGTTGGCGTATTCGTCGGGCAGCGAAAGGTTGCTGTCGGAATCGCCGGTCGAGGTCCCGTCATGATCGGCCAGGGTGCAGTCCGTCGGATTGTCGGCCCGGACCTGCTCCACATAGCCCATTCCGGAAGCCGGTTGCGGGGGATAGACGTAATAGGTCTTGGAATCGCGCTCGTCAAAGCAGAAGTGTAGCGCCGAAGCGGAAGGGATGGACTTGTGCCAGCCTGGCAGAATAGCGTCCAGCGTCTTCTTTGGGCATTCGTGGATTATATCGCCCGGGGTTGCGCCATCGGCACCCATGTTGCGGGTCAAATCGATCAGGCAGACGGCGCCAGCCGGCAGTGTCTGCTTGGTCCCGGCCACCAGTTGCACCGATTCGTTGACCGTGTTCGCCTCTGGCTTGTACTTGACGATCTCCCGCTGTCCGTCGTTGAGATAGTCCAGCAGTTCCTTGTCGCCCCATCGCACCCCGGTTTCGTCCAGCAGGGCCGTTTTTGCATCATCCACTACCTGTCTTGCGGTTTTGGCCATCGGTTATCCTTTTTAATAGTAAAAGCCGCTGGTCCGCCGTCGTCCGCTCTTGCGTCGGTACATCAAAGTGTCAATCTTCATGTTCGCGAGCATCCTCATACCGGCAAAGTCGTTGGCAGCCCCGGTCAGGTAGGCCGGGATCAGATCGAGGTAAATTTGATCCAGATACCCGCAATAGGGAAGATCATCGTCCATGGCCTCCACGGCGGCAGGGTATTGCCAATAGGGCACATGGACCGTTACGTCGCTGTCTGTCGCGGCGGGATAGGGGTAAATCGTCAGAACTGTCCCGCGCAGATCGTAAAACTCGGGGACCTGGCCGGTCTGGCCGGTGTACTCGCTGCGGTAGGTTTCGGTCATGGGCCTGAGTTGGCCCTGATCTTCGACCCAAGGATGTTCAGTAGCGCCTAGGAACCCTTCGGGGAGCTCGCCTTCGGGCGATCCAGCCACCACCACAACCTCCCCGGTCGCCTTGGCCAAATCACTTTGACGGTCAATCAGGGCCATAAACAACAGGTCGGACAAGCTGTTGACCGCCTGAAAGATATCCATGCCATCGACCGCCGGGCCTTTAAGTCGGGGGAGAGTCTTGTGCAGCAGGTCTTGAACGGTCATGGCAACGCCTCGGTAATGGTAGTGAATGCTTTCTGAATAGCCCAGCAGAAGCAGATCGACATGAAAGCCGCAGCCGCCAGGACAACCAGACAGGCTTTGCCGCTCGGGTTATTGCGATGCCAAGGGGCCATGATCCGTCTCCTTGTTGATTTTCGGCCAGAGCTTATCTACCGCCCACCCAACAACATATGCCTCGACCTCCCGGTTTTTATCCTCAATGCCATGGTGTAGTGTAAACTCGTCAGCGTAATGGACCAGTTCGTGAACCAGTACCCCGAGATCCGGCTTGGCTATCCAGAGAATGGAACCACACTGTTTGCCGTCATAGCCTGGTGCTTCCACAGCCATGCCCAGGTGTTTCTTGCAGGCTCTGGCGAAACGGTCCTTCTCTTCTTCGCCGACGAAGAGCCAAAGAGGTGTGTTGAACATTGGGATACGCAGGGTTATTTTCACGCAGGCTCCTTTGCGTCCGTGGTCCAAGTTGCGCCGCACTCGGGGCAGGTTAAAACCGTATCGGCCCCGGAACCGGTCCCATGCAGCAGAGTATTGCAGGGAAGGCTTCGCTTAAACGGGCCGTCACCTTGCAGTCGATTCAGCGGGCAGCGGGTCAGCATGTTCCTCAATTTCCCTTAAAACCAGCTCCAGCACCGCCAGATTGCCCCATGCTCGATGGGCGATATGCAGCAAGGCGGAATCTTTGTCGTACAGTTCCCCTTTGGCGTCGGCCAGATCGTGCCGCAAGCGGGCATCGTCGTAGCGGGCCACGGCGTCCTCGATGGTGTCCCAGGAATCCCACCCGTGGTTCTCGGCGCCATGCTCGTTGACCCGTGCAATGGCTTCCAAGGCTCGGGGGAAGTAGCGCAACACCGAATGCAGGCAAGGCTTGCCCTTGTCGTGCTTCGCCCCGGCGCCGCGATGGGAGGTGGTGGCCATATTGGTAATGGTTGGCGTCTTGATAGGTCCGTAAACCATAGGCCCTTCTCTCATGAACCCCCCTTGAGAATCTTCACCCGGTTCGCCACCCATGACTTGCTGCGGTCCACCAGCTCGGCAATCTGCCCGTAAGACAAGCCCTGTTCATGCAGAGACAGCACATGCGCGTCCCGCTCTGCGTCGGTCATTTCCGGCTCTTCGGCAGCGTCTTCCTCTTCGGTTTCGTCCTCAGCCTGTCCCTCATCAGGATCTTCGTCTTTCGGCAGCGGCTTCGGATCCGGGCTCACGCTCGGCTTATCCCCGGCATACGGTCGGTATAGCCCCGTCGAAAACATCTGCTGCACATGCGCATCGTTGGTCACGTCGCAGACACACGCCCCGCCCAAATCGGCGCGACAGGTGAATAAGTAATCATATTTGTCAATCGTTACGGGCGTCGCTCCATCCCGCTGTATCAGGCATTCCACCAACATTTGAGTCCTCCAGAACTGGTGTTATAGGCAGGGCCGGTTTTCGCGGCCCTGCCTGCTATTCAACCATCAATCGTTACGCCGGGACCGACAGCACCTTGAGTTTCAGGGTGCCAGCAGCCTTGGTGGCGGCCACGGTCGTGACCTTGACCCCGATAACCCGGTCCACGCTGGACGCGGCCAGTTGCAGCCCGGCCACGGTATCGGCCCTGGCGACTCCACCGGTGCTCCCAACGGCCGAGCCGGTAATAAAGTTGGTCGAGGCCACCAAGTCATCCCCGTCCGAGTTGACCACCCCAACGGCCAGAGCAATGGTCGGGGTGCCGTTGGTGTCCAGGTCGTCCGCCTCAAGAATCACGTCTACAGGCTTATGCCCGGCGGGAAGGAAGGCGAGTTTGACAATATCGTTAGCGGCCAGAGTTACGGGCGCTTCATAGGCGCCCTCGTTGCAAACCACTACCCCGGCCTGTCCACCGGAAATAGCAGGCTGCTCCTGCGAGATATGGGTTGCGGTAAAAGTTGCCATGTCGTTCTCCTTTAGCTGAGCCCCGGCTTCCCGGGGATCAGTCGCGTGTTATTAGGTGGGCGCAACGGCGGCTGTATCAATGGCGTAAGCGCCAAAGTCGAGGCCGTTGAACGAGCACTTCTTGAAGCCCCAGATGCACGACGTCGAAATGATAATCTCGTTGTCGTTGTCCTCAGTGCCTTCGTACCAATCGAAGCGCAGACCCACGCCGCCCTTGCTGCCAAAGGCCACCGCACCTGCCTGACGGCCCAGGAACAGGGCACGGGCTGCGGCCACGTCGCTACCGCTGCCGTAGTCGTCGAAGCGGACAATGCCCTCTTCTTCCTGCAGCACGACGTTGTTGTACATGCCCAGGCCCCCTTTAAAAATGGGGTTGTCCTTGCCCTGAGCGGTCACAGCGGCTTTTTGCAGATCCAGCCAATCACCGGTTTCGGCGCTGGTCCGCAGGTCAGTTGCCTGCTGCGGATTCATCATGCAGACGAAGTGTTTCTCGCCGTTAATCATGATGGGCTGCAGTTTGGGAACGCCCTTGGTGCCGCCACCCATGAGCTTGACGGCAGTGACTACCGCGTCAATGTCTGCCAGGGTCATCTTGTCGGTTGCGGCCAGTGTCGCCTTGGTGGTGCCGCCACCGTAGCGGATATGGTAGCTGTCCGGGGCGGTCAGGCTGTTGTTGGCGCGACCAGTCCAGTCCGTGCCATAGACAAAATCGTCATTTACACCGCGAGCGCCGGACAGGTACATGAAGATGCTTTCGGAAAAAGCCCGTGCCCACCATTCGGCCATCCGGGCCTTGGCCACCTTGCGCATCGAGTGAAGCGTCCGTTTCCTTTATGTTCGGCGAGGGCCGCTAGTTCCTCGCCCGCCCAATCGGGCAGCTTACGGTTTCCCGTAAGAGCAGACTATATCTTGAACCTCTAAACAGTGAGGCTCCCTGGCACTTCGAGCCGCTTGGCTCTACTCCCTTGCGGGATAGTCGTTGAAGGTTCTTCCAATAGGTCTTGCCACCTCACTGCGTGGGCCGAACAGTCAAAACTTTCGTTCGATCCCTTGATGAGGTTGATCGTCGCAGGCAAATACTGAAGGTTTTCCGGCTTATGCTCCCCGCCCTTGTCCAGTGGCACGATATGGTCCACGTGGTACCCATCAGGACGGTGGAGATAAACAAGACGGATTTTTTTCAGGTCAGAAGGGCTGCAAGGCAAAGTGCTCTTCTTTAAAGCCCTTCTCTTCGCGTGGGCTGCTAAACGAGCAGCCCGACCTTCTTTCGTTTGCCGGTACTCCGCGTCGCAAAGAGCTTTCTTCTTTCTTGCGACGGGATCATTTCTCAGCCTGCGATTATTGGCCTGCACCTTGTAAGCCGTGTTCGCCGCCCTGCAAGCATCACACTTGCAATAGCGGTAACCGGTTTTGGTGCCGTGCGGGTACTCTGGATGGTCCAGCGGCATATCAAGAATTTTTCGGTATGCCGGAGACTTCACACCTTTTTGAGACAAATTGTAGTCGGCCTTTGCCCTGCGACAGTCGTAGCAGCGACAACCCTTCTGATATCCGCTCAGCTTTCCATGCGGATATTCCGGGTGGCTTGTGTCTCTGATGTAATTTCTCTTTCCCATTGGAAGCTTCCCTGCTGATTACCCAATCCGCGATATTTTCAGACCGTCACGATTGCCTTTACAGGCTGCGTTGTGGTTATCGCGGCTCTAAGGGCTTTCCAGCAATTCACCAGGTTTTCATCAACACATTGCTGTGTTAAGCCGCTATTTCATAACGGGTCATTCTGCCGCCGCCATTGACACCACCGCGCATCTGGTCGATATAGACCGAATCGCTGTAGAACTTCAGGGGTTCTTCGGTGCCGCGCTGCTTGTTGTCGCCTTCAATCGGCGCCTGCTTGAGCTGTACGCTCAAATCGTAGGTGATCTGTTCCCCCGCATCGTTCTGCAGTTCATCGAGCTGCACGATGGGGGCCTGAGCCTCTTCGCCCTTACCGATGTACTTCCGGTTCCAGGGGTTTTGACGAGCGACGTCGATGGCCAGCATTCCGGAATAGCGCTTGACCGCCTTGGCGTCACCCAATCCAACAATCGTTCTTGCCATGGGTAAACCTCCATTCGTTGCGGCACTCCTGCGCCTTCATTTGGGTTGTGCGGGCCGTCCACGCCCGGTTTAGGTTTTGTCCTTGCCGCCGCGCTCAACGCGAATCGTTTTGCTGGCGGTAATCTGCAAGCGGGCTTTGCGCCCGGTTTTATCGGTCATGCGAACGCTGGCCCCACCGATAATCACGGTTTGTCCGGCTTCCAGGTCAATGTAGAGCCTGCGCTGATCGTCGGTCATTATCTGCCTGCCAGGTAACGGTCCTGTTGTTCTGGAGACAGCTTCTCCAGGGCGGATTCCAGATCGCCACCGGACAATTTATCCAGGTGCGAAAACTCGCTGGTATTCGCCCGAGGGTTGTCCATTCCCGCTGCGGGAAGATCCCCCAGGTTCGGTGTCTGCGGACGCTGCGCTGCCGGTCTTGCCGGGGGCTTCGCGGGGGGGGCCTCGCCCTGCTTCTGCCCGCCAAACGCCTTCTGAATCTCCGCCTTACCCTTGGCCAGAATCTCCCGAGGGCTCAGCCCCTCGATCTGTCCAGGCTCGTTGGTTGCCCAATGGCGCAACAGACCATCGAGGGCCACATGCTTGACCGCGTTGCCGTCCGCTTTAAACTCGGCATTGGCCGGATCCGCCATAAACCGCGATACCTCCCGGCTCCAGTTCGCGTCCTCCTGAGCCTGCAGGCGCTGCCGGTAATCGTTGGAGCGCACAACATCGGCCTGATCTTCGTACTCGGCCTGGCTCAGATCGCCGTCGGAGAGCTGTTCACGCAACGCTTTGAGCTGTTCCTTGGCCGCGTCCGTATATTCATAGGGATTGACCGGGGGCAACTTTTCTTCGCGGGGCTCCGGTTTGGGTTCTTCTGCAGGGGGTTCTTCCACAGGAGGGGTTTCAGCTTCTTCCTCCTTCGGCGGGTCATCCGTGCCGGGTTCCTCAACGGGCGGCTTGGCTTCCTCTTCGCCCTCATCGGTGCCCTCGTTCTCGCCCACTTCCTCTTCGCCCCCCTCATCGTCATCGGTGTCCACCGGGTTGGCCGTTGCCGTCAACTCTTCCGGGTCTACGTCCGCTTCAACGGCGGCCCTCTCTTCGGGGCTCAATGCGGCCAAATCTTCTTCGCTGTATCCGTGAGACATTTCCTGTTCTCCTTATTGCTGCGGTTGCTGTTCCGGCGCTGGCATCAGCCGCGCCCCATCGTCCATCACTTCATCCGCCATCGGCCCGAGCTCCGGGGCAATCGCCAGAGCACCGGCAATATCCAGGCTCTGTTGCATGGCCTCCAGCTTTTCCTTCATCGCCCGGACCATATCCAAGTCACCCTTGGCCATGGCCGCTTTGGCCTTGCCTTCCAACTCGGTCAATTCAGCGGTGAGCTTGCGCATCTGCAGTTGCTGGTCCTGCGCCTGCTGCTGCTCAAACTCGGCCCGTTCCTCGTCGCTCAATTCCTCATCCGAAGGACGCTGGCCGGTAATCTTGCGCACCCGGCCCACAATCTCGTCGCGCATCGGGATATCGGTCATTTCCAGAGCCACGTCCAGCAGGGCCACGGCAATGTTGCCCATGCCGCCATTGGCCAGAGCGGTAATCAACTCCATCAGCGACTGGTACATGGCCTGCCGCACACTGGACTGATACGCCTGCTCATCAATGATAAAGTCGGCCTTGGCCCGGCTGATCGGGTTCAAAATCTCGCCCTCTTCGCCGGGCTCGTTGACCGCCACATATTCCGGGGTTCCCCGTTCGTTCAGAATCCGGAAGGTTTTTTCCTGGTCGTAATACTGCTCCACCAGCGCCAGTTGCTTCTCGCCGCTGATCTGTCGGGCCAGCCGCAGATTATCAAACAGGCCCAGGGTCGCCATGCTGCCCTGTTCCTGCCGGCGCTCGATCGCCGCACCCGACACCGCGTTGGTCCGGCGGCCCATCAGCTCATCCGTCACCCCGGAAACCTCCGAAATGTACTGAGCGTTTTGAGCCATGAGCTGCACATATTCCTCGGCCAGCACCTTATCGTTGCGGATTTCCAGGGCTTTGCCGGGGTTTTTGGTGATAATGCCGTCAGGCCGGGCGACTTCTTCGGCCAGCTCGTCCACGTCATCCACCGCGCCCTTGTCCATAATGACCTGGTTGGTGGCCAAGATGAATTGGGCCTTGGAGCGGCACTTGTTCAAATCCGATTGCGGGTCACGCAGGTTCCGGACCTCACCATAAGGGCTGTTGTCCCGCTTCTTGCGATAAGCCCATACCGGCGTTAAGGGGAAGCGGTTGTGCCAATACGGCAGGGCTTCGTCATGCAGCAGGGTGCCGTCATAAGCCTTTTCGCTTTCCATGCCCGACGGCGCGGTAAAAATCATCTTGCGCATCACCATCAACAGCCGCTTGCCCACAATCGGGGCTTCACCGCTTGCCACTGCCCAGGCCTGCACCTCGTCCTGTTTGTTGAACCAACAGCCCCGCCACGGACCGTCACCGCCCAAAATCTCCACCACTTCCGGCTGTTTGTACCAGCACTCCACCAACCGCACCCGTTGCCGCCGGTTGAAATCGTCGGCGGGGATATTGTCGATGTAGGCCGTGCGATATTCGCCGGGCAGCCGCAAATCGTCGTCATCCATCCCGGTCAGATACGCCTGATCCTCTGCCGCTGCCGCCAGTTCGTGTTTAAACTCGGGGAACAGGGTCTGCGCCACGTCAAGATCGATCGATTTCGAGCGGAACAGATAGCGGCCGTCGCTCATGTCCGGCTCGGTAGACAGATGATCGTAATGCACGTTGCGCCAGTTCTCGTAGCGCACCATAAGAGGTTCTTCCAGAGGGTTGGCGTTGGTGCCTTCTTCGACCCACCCCACGCCCGCCGTCACGGCATCATCAAAGGCCCGCGACCAGACCGAGCGTTGCCGGTTGGCGTCGTGGACATATTTCAAGACCTTGGTTTTGCTCTCAGAGGCGTCAGCATCTTCCTTGCCCCGTGGCACCACCTTGAAATCGACCCGCGCCCGCTTCTCGGCTCCGGTAATCCAGGCAATCGCCGGTTTGACCTTGTTGAACACCAACGGGGCCTGATTGCGGTCCTGAATCTCCCGCTTCTCTTCTTCGGTCCACTGATCACCGTCGCGGAAATCCTGATCCGTGGCCATTTCCACCCGGTTATCGGCCTGATAGTCCCGCTCATCGATGTAGCGGCAAAGCATCTGCTTAAACCGCTCCTGCGTCTTCGGCTTGTTGAGCTGTGCCCGTGATCCGGGTTTAGGCGCCACAGGAGCGACAGCCCGCTGTTCGGCGGCTTCATCCACCCAGGGTTGCCGGGCTTTGACCGTGCGCACGTTTTCGATTTCAGCTTTGTTCATGCCGTCAGCGCCTCTTTAGTCCAGCAGCTCGTGTTCAAACTTGCGCCCGTTGAGTGATCCATTGATCCGGCCCACCACCGTTTTCTCCCGTACCGGGACCCGGTAATCGACCAGAGCGTCCAGATGGTCCTGGATAAACATGGCGATCTGCGCCAGTGTGGCGTTATCCGTCGGGTAATCCAGAGCCAGAGCAATGTTGCGGCAAGCGGTCAGGCAATCGTATTGCTCGGCCCGACTCTCCGGCTCGTCGTATTTCCATGCGCATTCCAGCGGGATAATAGCCGAACGGCCCAAACGTCCCGGACGATACAGGAACAGCGCCGGCTGTTCTTTGCCAGGCTTATCCGGATCGAGGGCCACCGAGGTAATCTGGTGAGCCAGGTCGCCTATCTGCTTAATCCCGATACCGATCATAACGACAACAGCTCCGTGCAGCGTTCGCGTGGAAAATCGAGGTGGCTTTGCGTGTGTCCGTCCACCGTGAGCTTGGTCCCGGCCTCTACCTGCGCCGACAGCCGCAGTTTGCCGTCCTGTTCCAGACAGACAAACGCGGGATTGTGGTTGTAAAGGAAGACCTTGGCCGCATGATCCTCCGTGGGTTGTTCTTCCGGACCTTCCAGCACATGCTCAAACCCCGGCACCGTTGGCACCAAAACCGCTGCAATCGCGCAATAGACCCTAGCTGACAGGGGTGCGTCATTGTCGGCGTAAATATTCCCGGCCTCTGCCGCCTTCTGCAGGGCTTCGGCATCGGCGATCTTCTGCGTTTTGGGCAGACGAGCCCACGGCGTAGACAGATCATCGTTCGGGTCCAGCTTGCGGACGGCTTCGTGGCAAATCTCGGCTATCAGGTCGATGGTCATTGCTGTTCGCTCCTTTACGCTGTTTTCCAGTTGCCGCTGCTGCGCTTGCGCCTTGCGGTTGTCCGGTGTGGCCCTTGATACCCCTGGGCGAATTGCCTGAATGCGTCAGAGCCGTTACTCGCCCAATCATGCAGCGGCTTCATGCGCCACGTCTGTGTTCTCTCGTCCCATTCGCGGCGATATGACCGCAGGGCTTTCAAGCCGTCCTTGCACCGCTCCCGATCAAACCAGCAGGCCCCTGATGCCAAAACCTGCCGGGTAACTTCGATTCCATCCTGCAGGTCATGCACTCGCGGCACGACAACCAGTGGCCTTACCCCGCCCTCTTCCAAGGTTTGCTTGCGGCTCTTGTCGGTGGTCAACTCTGTCACCTCAACGTCGTGCGGCAAGTAATGCTCTCCGTAGATGTATCCACGGTCCTGCAAAACCTTGATGTAGTGAGCCAAGCCTTCGCCGTTTGTCTCGTAGTAGTCGATAAAGCGGTTTTCCTTGCCAATACGCTGATGGAACCAAATCGCCGTGGTGTCGTTGCGTCCCAAGTCCCAAAAGGTGTTAACCGGTATCGTTGGCTCTATCGGCACATTGCAGATCCGGCCTGTCGGCACAAGCTCCGCCATTTCCTTGCCGTAAATCGCGCCTTCAATTTCCACCGAATCCCAACGGCCTTCCAGCAGCGCCTTTCGGTCCTTATCCGACAGCAACAGCAGCCGCTCTCGGTACCCGGTCCCGGTCAGGTGGGGGTTGTCGGCCAGACTTGCAGGAATGAAGCGCCGGTAAATCTTCCGCCCTTCAACGTCGAGACACGAAAGTGTGGGGCTTCCTTCGTCGGGGACCTCCCACCTTGCCTTGACCCATTCGTGGCCTATCCCGCCAGGGTTGGTAGTCGCCCGGCAGTAGCACTTCAGGTCAGGGTCCGTTGTCCGCAGGCGCGACAGCAAGTATTCAAACGGCAGGGGGCTTGCCCATTGGGTTAACTCGTCCCACCCTATGTACTGGAACTGCCTGCCTTGGTAACGGAACCGGTCTTTGTCCGACTCCAGATACCCGAACTCGATCTTTGCCCCGCTTGGGAACCGCCACTCTTTTGCGCTTTCGTGGTACACAGCTCCCGGAACGGCGCCCTGATAAAGCACCCGGCTGCGGTCGATCAACTCTCTGAGCTCCGGGAAAGAGCGCCTAAACAAAATCCCCCGGTAATGACTTTTGCGGATGGCTTCTTGCTGCAGGCTAAGGGCGTCGATCAGGATTGCGTCTGACTTCCCGCCTCCCGCCGCACCGCCATAAAGAACCTCGTCCTCGTCGGCAGATAAAAATTCAGACTGTTTCGGCGTCGGCTGCCATAAAATGTTAGGCTCCGCCATCCCCGGCCCCTTGCTTTGCCGGAACGACAATTACCCCAATAGGTGCCCCATCGGCCCCGGTGTGCTCTATCCGGTCCTTGAACATGCCGAGAAACTTCCCGATCAACTCCAGGTTCTTGGTCTTGTCGGCTACCTTGATTTTGACCTTCTTAACCTCTCGGCACTCTTCGCCTCGCCCTTCCGTGTACTCGTCTACCTGAATTTCGGTAAGTGCAGCGGCCTGCTCCCTGGTCAACTCAGACAAATCGACATAAGCCGTTCCGTCCGGCTGTACCGTGAAAAAGTCGGCCAAATTTGAAAAGGCGAGCTTGGACAATTCGGCCAGTACCCGCTCTTGGGTTATTTCGGTCTTCTCCTGGATCTTGCGTTGACGCTTTGACACAGCTTCTTGAATTTCAACATTTCTCAACAGTCGTTCGCCCTGCTGCCCCGCTGTCTTTTTGCTGTACCCAGCACGGATAGCTGCCTGCGTGGCGTTCAGGTCCACCAGGTACTCATCCGCAAACCGCTGCTGCTTTGGTGTCAACTTCTTCACTGTCATCCTGAAAAACAAAAAGCCCGATAAAGCCTAATTGGCTCTACCGGGCTCCGACCGCACCGTGAGGGGATCGTAGATTCCGTTGTTCTGATTTTATCGGGGAGGCGGCAGCGCTACCAATAGGCCCGTCGGCCTACCATCCTTTTACAGATGACCTCCCCTTTCCTGGGGGGTGTTCTTAGCAAGCTTCGTCTCTCCGGCGCTAGACCCGTCACCCTAGGCATTAATGCGCGCCTCGCGCAACCGGAGAGACAAAACTCAAAAGCTAATCATGCAGAGACCGGTACAGAATGTCTAACGCCAGCATCGCCACAAAGCACAAGGCCGAATAAACCCACTGGCCATCAAGCGCAAAAACAATAGTGGCAAGCGCCAGCCCGGCAGAAGACAAGGTTATGATGGCCAACACAAGCCGACGCAGAGTCTTGAGGATTTCTCCCACCAGCAGCCCCGCAACAAACGAGACTCGTTTCCTCCCGCCGTTCCCGTAATCGGTCGTAGCCATTCCGCCCTGCCCCCTAAAACTCAAAGGCCACTCGCGGCTTGTTCGGCATCCCGCCGCAATTCATCTGCACCCGGATGGTCAATTCCCCGGTAAAGTCCTCCCCGGCCATTTCGACGGCACGGGGCAGCAGGTCGCGGACTTTACCGCAAACCTGATCCACGGCCCGATCCACTGCGATCTGCGTTTTGACCTTCATTCCGCCCATGCACCCTCCGGTTTATTGTCCCTGTCCACCCGCATTCTCTCAGAAAATTCACGCAGATGCAATGATATGGGGGGTAAACGTTTGCCTCATGGTTGGCGCTCTCTTTCGTCCATCAATCCTCCTTTAAAAATATTCCTTTTCATCCATTGCCATTGCCTCCTATCACGGTTGCCTTCGGAAAAACCTCTTCGAAAAACATTGAGATATATTCCATTGACTCTCCGTCATCGATGCGGAACGGTATCTCTACCCCTGTTTCGTGTTTCAGAATCATGTCATCTTCGCTTGCGTCAAAATCAGAATCTCGCATCACGAGGTATATGCCGGTTTGCGGCCACCCTGTTTTCGCGGCTATCCGTTTCCACCATGCTATTTTGTTCCGCCGTTGCTCTGCTTCATATTCCCCGTCAGGGTAGCAATCTTCCGGCCCCCATCCCTCGTTTCTCAAATCTCTCACCATAAAACCTCCAATAAAATCGGCTAACCAGCGGGTCAACGCGGAACGCCGAAACTGCCCGGCGTCCGGTTACCCTTGTCGTTGGGCTGCCCGTGTGTTCCAGTCAGCCACAACCTCATTCTTCGACCCGCGTCGCATGGACACGCAGTACTGGTTACACCGTATTTTCCAATTCGGTCGGCCCTTGCCGGGGTTTTCCAGCTCCGGTCCAACCGCAGGCATCCCGCAAAAGGGGCACGATAACAAGTCATTCAACTCGGATTCGTTCATCCGCTTCGCTCCTTCACTCTCCGGTTAATTCAAGCGTTATCCCTCATATCCGATAAATTTAACCCGCTTCCCCACTCTGCCCCATTTCGGCTTAGGCGCTGGCCGGACCTTTTGCCATACATAGCCCATGTGGATCATCTGGTCGGGCTGTTTCGCAAGGCCGCCTTGAACGTGCCCGTTGTGTCTGAGATAGCGGCCTGAGTCTATATGCCTGCCAAGGCACTTCCAGCACCAACATTGGACTATTCCGTTTTCAGAGTGAGCCATCCCGCCCCCGATTAAATCCGCAAAAATATGCGGCTGTCCCAACGTCCTTTAATCTGTCAAGTTCTTCCCTCAGCCTTTGTACCTCTTTCTGTAGATCGTCAATTAAGCACAAGGGGCACTCTTCTGGATCTTCGTTTTTGTCGTGCTGGGCGCAAATCTTTATGTAATAACTCATTATCCCCTCGCTTTCTTCAATTCTTTGAGCAGTGCGATTGCTGTTTGCTCCCTGTCCTGGTTGGAAACCTCTCTTTGCAGGTTACGCAATCGCACGACACACGGTAAAAAACACCATCCTGGCACGGGCCAATGCGCTTATATCCGTTGCCTAAACAGCCGATCATCGTTGTTTGATATTTAGTTACATACTTACGTTCACCCATCATTCCCTCGCTTTCTGAAAATCTGCAGACCATGCCTCTGTAAAATTGTCTTCAAAATATTGTCGAGCTACATACCACTGGTCAGCATGATTCATTGGATTCCTTGCCACCATTCCCATATCGTTTTCTGGATCGTCAACTTCTGACACACTGATGTGGGTCAGGTCTTCTCCAGAAACATACGGACGCATTTCGGCAATATTCGTTCTTACGTATTTTTTAAACATTCTCCCCTCGCTTTCTGGAGTAAAAGATTGAGTTTGAAGTCATTTCGGTGGGTTCTAAGGCCGGAACAAACAGGGCAAGTAGGAACATACCTAATCTTCCAATCTTCGCCAATCGCCGTTGATGATTTACTAAATTCCAACTTTTCCAGCATAGCCAGCAGTTCAGGTGCGGTGGCGATTAGTCTGGCGTTGGCCTCGCCTGGAACTGAAGCCACGAGATTGTTTACCTCGTAATAAATCCAGCAAGAGTCAGAATCGTCCTGATTGTCTATTCTCCACATCATCCCCTCGCTTTCTTCAACAAGCGACCCAATTTGCAGGTTTCGGCGTGTCTATCATAAACCTCATTACAGATGAGACAACGTAGGCTGATGCTTTTCCATTCCAGCTTTTCCAGCATGGCCAGAAGTTCGGCGTTAAGGGACTTCAACACCTCAATTTTTGCCGTCTTGTTGTAAAGGATCTCCACATATTCGGCGTTGGCTTCGAGTTTCCCACTCTCGTAGAAATGTTGCCGTTCGACCATCTTTCCAGCCAACCACCGACCATCGTGGCTTTCCCAGTCGTCTATTGCTTGTTCAAAGTCCATCATCCCCTCCCCCTCTCCTGTTTGCCCCTCGCAGCGTCCCGCCATTCATCCCGCTGCTTCCTGAGTATGTTGTTGTCGATCTTTAGCTGCCGGATCTCCTGCAATAGCCGCCACTCTCGCATTAACTGCTCTGTTTGGCTCATATCGCATCTCATGTCGCCTCCTACGGGTAGATATGCCATCCTTTGTGCTGTCCGATTTTTAATATCAACGTCTCTATCTGGTCTTTGTCTACCCATGCTTTCGCTAGAAGGTGGCGAACCAATCCGAGCAACAGCAGTGGCGTGTCGATCTGCTCCCATGCGATATCATACGGCCATTCGCTCCAATGAAGCGTTACCCCGTAATCGTCCAGCACGATCTGGTCAAAGTCTTTTTGTTGCTTCTCCATGAGGGCTAAAACCTTGGCCGTAGGATCGTTTAGAGCCTCTGCCAATTCCTCGCCTGTGCCCTGCTTGCCACAACCAAAACAGAAAAACCTGTCTTTGTCCGGGGCGTAAATACAGCTTGGCGTTTTCTCAGCGTGGAAAGGGCACTTGCCCAAAAACCTGCCGTTGCTTTGCTTGTTAAAGACCTCTTCGACAATGTTCATAACGTCCCCCTAAATTCGTCCAGATTCCCAAACCGTGAAAACTCCGGTAGCCATACCAGCTTAATCGTCCCGGTAGGGCCGTTGCGCTGTTTGCCGATTATCACTTCTGACCTGCGTTTATGGTGGGCAATATCGCAGTTCCCTTGTTTGCATTTTTCGCAATACTCCGCTTCCCGGTAGGGGAAAATAACCACGTCTGCGTCCTGCTCGATGCTGCCAGAATCACGCAGGTCTGACATTAGCGGGCGTTTGTCGGTGCGCTTTTCGAGGTCGCGGGAAAGCTGGGACAGGCAGACCACCGGCACGTTCAACTCCTTTGCCAGCGCCTTTAGCCGTCTGGTGATTTCTCCTACCGACAGATTGCGGCTCTCGGCCTTTGGCATCTGCATCAGTTGCAGGTAGTCAATCACGATCAAGTCAAGGCCGTGCTGCCTCTTGTGCCGCCGCGCTTTCGCCCGCAGGTCCATAACTCCCATCCCATACGAGTCATCAATCCAAATTGGCATGTTGGCGATTTTCCCGCTGGCATCCGTCATGCGCGACCAATCACCTTCTTGAAACTGCCCCGTTCTCAACCGCTGCCCGTCAATCCTTCCGACAGAAGATAGCTGCCTCTTAACCAGCTGCTCCTTGCTCATTTCCAGCGAGAAAATCAGACTCTTCTTCCCGCTTTCTGCGGCGTTCTCGGTGATGTTGATGACGAAGGCCGTTTTCCCCATCGAAGGGCGGCCCGCTATGATTATGAGGTCTTTGGGTTGCAGTCCTGCTGTCATGGCATCCAGTTCCGTGTAGCCGGTTGGGATGCCGGTTATGTGGCTCTTGTTCTTCCCTAACTGCTCTAGCTCCTTAAACACCGGACCAAGCACAGCACGGACGCTGACTGCTGTTTGCTTGGCCCCGCTGCCCTCGCGGATTTCCATTATCTTGGCTTCGGCCAGGTCCAGGGCGTTATCGTCCTCAACTTCTTTTTGGATTTCCCGGCAGGCGATAATCAGTTTCCGAGCCGTGGACCTCTTGCGGACCTCCCGGCAGTAATGACCCGTCATGGAAGGGAAACCGCCCTCATCGACAAGCTCGTGAAGCGTTGCCGCCGAAACCTTGCCAGATAGCGCCGAAGTAACAGACACCAGATCGGGAGATACGCTTTTGTCGGCCAGTTCGCACATAGTGTCGAATATCTGCCGGTTGGTTTCGTTGGCGAAGTCCTCTGATTTCAAAAAAACAGCATCGAGGGTTTCAGGATCAAGAAGGATGTTGCCCAGCACCGCCCGCTCTGCTGTCAAGTCTGTGAGAAAATTTGTTGCCACTCGTCTTCGTCCTTTCGCTGGTTAGGGATAATCGTTGGCGTGATTTCTTGTGTCCTGTTTTTTTCCCAAGTCCTAACTGCGGCCCTCCAGTCCTTCATCTTGTTCTTGCCAACCATCCAACCCTTGGCCTCATAGAAGTTAACAAAGGTTTCAGCGTCTACAGAATTCCCCCTCTCTTGACAGTAGGCGGCAACGTCTGATATTGAAGGGTTTTTGAATCTCTTGCGGTTCTCTTTTTCACACTCCTGCGGGGCCTGGTTTTCTTTCCTTTCCTTTCCTTTCCTTTGTGCACTTTCTGCGTCATTAACTCCCTCCACTTGGTTTGTTTCTGTGTGATTAACCCCGCTGTCACTGTTGTTTATGAGGCAGAAACAAGTAATCCCGTTGTATCTGGGTCTCTTCTTGGCTGCTTCATGGTATCGGCGTTGAATGCCGGGTGACGTAAGTACCTGATTTGCATCATAAACCAACTTCGAGAAAAGGTTTATTTCAAAAAAATCACTAAGTAAATTCCGCAGAAACTCCACATCAACCCCCCATTCTGAGGAATAAATGCACTCGTCAACGGGTTTCCAGTGGATGAAATACCCCTCTTCCCCATATATCTTCTCTAGTATCTTGAAATAAATCCCGTAACCCACCAGCCCATACTTTGACTCAATAAACCGGATGGCTCTCTCGTTACTGGTAGCTACATCATGAGTGAAATAGTCGAGTCCTTTTTTTATTGGTCGCGCCATACTTATGCCGTCGCCCCCTTGCCCCTATTGCAGTTAAAGCACAGAGTTTGCAGGTCTTCCATTCCGCTACCTCCTCCGGCAGAAACAGGAACCTTGTGGTCAATTTCGAGCCGTGCAGCCTTCCCGCTAGCTCCGCACAAGACGCACTGGAAGCCGTCTCGTTTTAAAACTTGGTAGCGCTTAGATAGGCCAACCGGCTCTCTCTTCTCACTCTTTGCGCCAATCGGTTTATATTCAATCAGTCGTGTCAAAAGGTAGTCGTCGTCACACTTCGCAAACTGCATGCTGGTGCCGGTCCTCAAACAGTCTTTTTTGCTCAAAAAACAACATCGGATACGGTCTGATCCATCACTAAAAGCCAGTTCAACAACCTTGTCATTCTTTTTGCCGCAAACAGAACACGTCTGTTTTTCGTTGGAAAACCACACTGCATTTTCAGATTCTTGCCATAAAGTTTCCATGCAAACCTCCTGAACGCAAAAAGCCCCGGTCACTGGTCCTTATCCGCTGATTGTCTAGGTCAGCAAAACAGGTCGTCCAGCAACCGGGGCTATCGTGAACGCAATTATCGCGTTACTTTCCCGTATTGTGCGGATAAAAAAACCTGTTGATGCTGACCTAGACCCCTACAGCATATCTATTATTGTCAACTGATGCAACCCCTTTTCTCGCACTTTCGGCCATTTTCCACCGCCTACGCCTGCTGTGTCGCCTGCCAACTCGATTCGCCGTACAACTCGATATGCCGCTGTTGCACCTTCTTCTGCCGGGCCAGATCCTTGGCCTTGAGCCAGGACCCGAACCGGTCAAACACCGTGACAGCGTTGTAAGGGGATTTCTCGTTAAACTCCCTGGTGGTGCGGCACTGGCCGACCCACAGGAGTAATTCGTCATCGGTGTATTTCTTGTCGCTTCCATGCCGTAACCACGGAGCGCCACCCTTTCTGTGCCCAGGCCGGCACTCAGGCAGCATCCGCTTAGGGTCTTTGGTAAACAGCCCTTCCAAACGAAACCGCCGCAGGGTGCGCAGAAAATGCCGCCGATCCATTCCCAGGGTCTTGGCCGTCAGCCGCTGGCTACAACCAATCTCGGCGTAGTGAGCCACCGCCTCTTTGAACGATCCGTATTCCTTTTGTATTTTCTGAACTTTGGTCATTTAACCCTCCGAACTTCAATAGAAAATGTGCTATGGGTGAACGATCCTGATTTCCCCCTTATGGCCCCACAGCTTGGTGACTCTGCTGTCCCATATATGGCTGTCGTCATCCTGGAACAGCGCATCGAGCAATGCCTTTTCAAGGTTGTCTTTGTCCGGCGTCTGCTGGTGCGGTTTCCCGTCCATTTCCGCCCGTTTCTTTTTTGACCAGCTTGAAGGCATGGGCAGGATGAAAAAAATGTGGCAACCGGCTTCCTTGAGCTGCACCTTGCGTAAGCGAACTTCGTCGCAGAAGGCCCGGTAGCGAAGAACAGCGGGGCGTTTTGCCCATTGGTCCCTTCGCGTCATGCGAGGCTTAGGAACTGGAACGATTGGGTAGGTTTTCATCGCCCCACCTCTCCCCCCGCAAACGCCACCCGGATCAACCGGTTCCATTCCTCTGCCGGCAGCCCGGCCTTCTCCGCCAACGGAATCAAATAACTGCTGCAGGGGTTCTTGCGCATCCGCTGTATCAGTTCGTGCTCGCTCATGGGGTCGCCTCCTTAAAGTCATACCTGCGGTATTCCCCGGTCTTCCACCCCGTCAGCCGGGTACGTTTCGTAAACAACCGTTCAGCCACCGTCGCGGACGTTGCCCAAGGCCCTGCCGTTCCACATCCGGCACAACACAGTCGCGTCTCTCGCCTATGCGTCTGCCGGCTGACCGGGCCGTGACAACGGGGGCAGGTTGGCGTGGCTGCCAGCTTCCATATTTTGATTTCCCGTGCGTGGTTGCTGGTCAGGCGGCTTTTCGTGCGGCCTATGCAGCAAAATTCCTTGCTCTTAAAAACGGCCCCGAAAGAATTGCAGTGCCGCGGGGCAATAGCGAGTTTGTCAAACACCTCCCGCACATCGTCCATCGTGACCTGGCCGTTCATTTCCGCCAGTTTGCGGGCGATATTGCGGGCCGATCGCACAAAGTCCTCGTTGTGCAGTTCCACCGATTCCAGGCCCATGTCCCGCAGGATTTCGCCTTGGGTCTTGTCGTATATGGATAGTTGGCTCATTGGCGATACTCCTCTGGCAAATAACGATCGATTCCTTTCTTCTCCGCCCATGCCAGCAGTTCAATCGGCGGCAGTTCGTTCAAATGCTCGTAGCCCGTCGCGGTCTTGATCGACAGCTTGGCCCACGATTCCACCGTTTCCACCGCCCACCGGTTCAACAGTTCCCGTGCTTCGTACTTGTCTGCCTTGCCGGTCAGAGCACATATTCCCTGATCGTGCTGCACCTGGTTGTGGTGGTGGTCGCACAAGGGTAGGGAATGGTAGGGAGGCTTGATCCCGGTCCCGCTACCAGCCGCCACGCTGCGCACATGAGCGGCCACGTTTGGCGGCTCGGCTTTGCACTTGCGGCAGGGCTGTGTGCGGACCCACTTTAGAAATGTTTCGTCGGTGCCCACCGCTCTCCATACTTCCGGGTTGCGGAAAAAGCCGGATTCGTGAAGGCGCTTGGCCTGTTGCCCGTAGGGGGCTGATTCCTTGATGAAATCGTTTTGCTGCTGCCTTCGGGCAACGTCCTTCGGCATCAGCGCCATGGCGCCCACGGTGCCCTTCCTGCCGAAAAGCCGCATCACGTCAATGGCGTCCTTTGGCTCGATATCAATAGTCAAGCGGACTGTTGAATCCACCAGCGTTTTCAGCGTGTGTGTCGTGAAGGCTATTGCAACGGTTTGGTTGCTCATGTCGGCCTCGCCAAAAGCTGCTTCCGTGTAGTCTCGAAATGCTCGCACGTCTGGCAGCCCGTTATGTTTTTAGAATCACCGCTATAATCAAGACAGTCTTCCCGAGAAACAACCAGCCCCCCACGCATATTGCAGCAAACGGCTCTCGCCTCTTCAAGCATGATCGCGTCAGAGGGGCCGGACAGGTTCAGACTGTCCATTCTTTTCCAAGATCCGTCGCGCTTGCTGTTCTTCAAATTCATGGCCTCTATTTTCAGAAGCTGCTCAGTTCTTTTATGTATTTGCCCGTAAACCGTCAAAATGCTGTTAACCTCTTCAGGCTTAACCTTCCCGCCCTTTATTTCCTTTATTAAATTGCGAAGCTCTAAAACTTCTTGCTGAATCAGACCCATTTTTCACTCCTTGTAAATGCTTGCTCGTTGTTGACAACGCTCAACAAAATACCAAAATCATCAGTCACCCCGACCTTCGCCATTCTTTTAAGATACTCACCCTTGACAACCAAGACCTGTACGCCGGCACAGCTTCTGTCATCATCGTCAATGCTTATAACAACACAGTCACGAAAAGTTTCTGGGAACCGGAAGTTATGGCAATTCCGGCCCTTGTTGATTTTTTCGACAAATGGCCTCATGTCTCGGGGGAACAAGACCTTTTTCCTCAACAATAGTCTTACGAAAATAGCCCTGGCCGCGGCATTCCTTGCTCCGTGCTTCCAGACGAGGTACTCAAAAAATGAACAGAGCCCTTCCTGCCATGCTTGTTTTGGGGAAAGTTTAGCCACTCTGCGCGATTCTTCGTATTGTTTGTCATCTTCCTCTACGAGACGATCAATAATCTGTTTAATTTTCTCGGCATCGATCCCTGTTTCGTCTGAAATTGCTCTGGCAAGATCTTCAACGCGAACCATAAAACCCCCATAAGCGTCCATCAAGGCTTATCTCACAGCGTCGCCATGCCGAATTTAACCGATTGCAATCAGCCCTCGGGGTCATCTTCTTGCGCACCAAATACGGTCGAGACGCTCTCATCAGCTCCGCTAGGGCATTTTGGAGACGCATATTTTCGGCTTCTAGCGAGGCACGATGGGTGCTCATTTCGCAGGGGGGCTCTCCATCCGTGCATTGTCTTGGTGTCATGAATCCCTCTCTGAAAAATTCCCCGGCGGCGTCAGGAGGATTCCACCGCCGGGGCATGGTTGCTGTTATTATTGGCGCGGCTAGTTCGGCCCTTTTCCGTTGCTGCTTCGGAGTGCCAGCCGCCAACACATCTATCCGAGAAAGGATCGCCCGTATTATCCGCTTGCGCGGGGCGCCCGGGCGAACCCCTGTGCAGGGCCAAAGACGCGGGGGAGTATGCGGCGCCTAATCTGTTCCTGGGCCACCGATCACCACGGCCACGGCTATCAATCCGACCAATCCGCAAAGAATAAGTATGAGTCCCATTGTTTTGCTCCTTATGCTGCTATCGCGTTTTCAAGTTGGGCTACCATTTCAGACACCTCTTCCAATAGAGCAATGACCTCGTACCGGATTTTCTCGATAGCCGCTTCATCCCGCACAAGCCGGACAATGAACAACTGCAGAGCAACGGGCATCCTCGGGTCGTAACTGACAAAATCGCACCATTGCCTCTTGCAGCAATCCATCTGGAAAAGCATCTGATTGAGGTGTTCCGAAGGCACAGACTTGGCAAGCAACCACTCAACGTGGGTCGAGGTGTTCGGGCATTTTATCTCTATCATCCCATCCGCCCCGACAAGCCCGTCCGGCGAGCACCCCGCCATTTCAATGTGGGCGTGGTCAACAAACCCGACCTGCTCTACACTGCGCCCGGTGACAAACTCATACGCTTCGCGGGCGAACGGTTCTTTTTCAACCCCCCACTGCATAGGCCCGCTGCAAAAGGTTTCGGCCTTCTGCCCGGTCATCCTCTCCACGGCCAACTGCACCCGGTAATTCCGTCGGCCTGCAGCCTCGCCGCCACCCTTGAGCCGGGCCATGACGTCGTTAATTTTTGAGGCGGTACACTTGCCCACTCTGGCCGCGAACCACTCTTCGCTCATCTGTTCCATCATTTCCCCCTTTTCGCTTCAAGCGCGGCAACGGCAGTGCTGTACTGGCTGGCCGGAATGTCCGCGATAAACTTCACCTTCATGTAGGTCAAAAACTTTGGCAGATCGGCACCCACATCGTCGGCAAGAGCCCCCAAATCTGCAGCCTGGGAATCGGTGATCGTAGGCTCTCTTGTCGTGTCGGCGGTCGCGACTCTCTGCTCTACATACTCCGCCGGCAAATCTTCAATATCCTGATCGAACACGTCCGAGGCTCCGGTCGCAGTCAGGGTCAGGTCGATCTGCGCCCGTTTTTTTGCCATCTTCAAAACCGTGTTGGCTAAATCGGCGGGCTCCGTCCTGACCTGCTTGATTTTTGACATTTCCTTTTTTCTGGTTCTGTCGTTCCACTTCGACCCGTACTTGAGCCGGCGCCTGTTTTCTGGCGTATCGTCAAACTCTTCATCGCAGACAGCGCCCCGCCACTTGTACTTCTCTTCATTGGTGGAACACTCCCCTAAGCCGCAGCCCACAACCGTCCCGTCAGGCAGCACACCTTTAGCCAGTACCCGATAACGGATTTCGTCGCCGGTAGAAAGGTCTTGAATCTCCGGCATGATGGCAATGCGAAAGGTGGATAAAATCGCTTCGCTGCCGGGCTTATAAAGAGAGGGCTTTTTCGTCCCTGGGATAATCCCGTAATGAACGTCTTTCTTCATCACGGCAGCCATGACCCGCTGGATTAGTGCCTTGTTCGCTCCCACTTCCTGGGCGGTCAACGGCTTGTTGTCGAGAACGGTCAAAGAGTTACTCATTGTTCCCCCTCGGCCAATTTCTCGGCCTGTTCGTTGGCGAAGGTTACGAGGGCGCGGATCTTCGCCTTGATTTTATCGGCGGCGTTCAGCCCCTCTTTGCTGTTCAGGGAAGGCACTTGTAGAGCGGCCACGGTTCCCGCAAAGGCCAGGATCTTTTCCTTGTCCGGGCGCAGACTGGCTTCATATTCCGCCCTGATTCGTTCGGCCTCTGCTCTTTCGGCTTCCTCGCGGGCTTCGCGCTCCAGCTTCTCTTTGGCTTCAATCTCGGCCTGTAGGCGGGATTCTTCGGCGCGAATCTTGGCCAGGCGTTCGGCTTCAATCCGGTTTTTTTCTGCGGCCATAGCTTCCTGCTCGCGGCGGATGGCTTCGCGCTCGGCTTCCAGCTTCTCCTGCTCGGCCCGCATGGCTGCTTCAATCTCAGCCTTCCTTTGATCGCGTTCTTCCTGCTCCTTGCGCAAAAGCTCTAGCCGCGCCCGCTCTTCGGCTTCCGCCTTCTCTCTGGCAAGGCGCTGTTCTTCTTCAAACCTTTTCCGTTCTTCGGCTAATCTCTCGGCCTCGATCCGCTGATTCTCGGCGGCTTCCTCAGCCTGAACTTTGTCCGCCAGCAAAATTGCTGTCCTGTCGCAAAACTCGGCCTGCCTGCGTTGGGCTTCTTCGGTGAACTCGGCAAACCCGTCCGCTTCGGTTACGTCGGTTTCGCTTTCCAGCCGGGCCTTCACGCCTGTTGAGGGGAGAGAGTGCAGAGCTAAAATCTCCGAATCTCCATACCGCGCCTCAATTCTCCCCCTGATCGCATCAACCCTCGCCCTCTCTGCCGCCTCCGCCTCTGCAATCTCCCGCAATTTGGCTTGCCGCAGTTCTTCCTTGCGGGCCTCTTCGGCCTTTATCAGTTCGTCAAGCCGGGTTTCTGTTTTGGCCAACTCTGCGGCAATCCGTTTTGCTTCTGCGTCCACTTTGCGGCCAAACTCCAGCGCGTCGGCTTTCAGCTCCTTCCTCTTGTGTTCGACTTCAACCCTCAGTTTCCGATGCTCCCGCCGTCCGGCCACCGCCATTTGCATCGAAGCGGTATCCTTGATGGCCGTAAGGTCGGCATACTTGTTGGCAAGCTCCTGGATTTTCTGATCGGTTATGCCGTACTCCTTCGGCAAATTCACTTCTCTGACTATTAATTCCATTCCCCCTGCTCCTTTCTACGAAACCCCTCAGTTATGGGCGCTACCAGTAAAAGCGGCGCCCGGTTAAGTGTTGATGTTGGTACTGCATGGCTTCCAGCTTGGCCGTGGTGTCCCGAATTTCCAGCCGCAGCCGGTCAACAGGATCTTCATATAACGCCGCCCCGATCTGCCGCGCCCCTAGTTCCTCCATAAGGCCCTGCAGTTTCTTTTCATCGTTGGCCGCATCCGCGTCACGCCAGTCCTCGTACAGTTCATCCAGTTCCGTCAGTCCCATCGCAACCCCCTTCCTTACGGCGTCCTGGCATAGGTTTGCCTATCAACCTCGATTTGCTTGTCGATCCCCTGACCCAAGGACACCGCCATCGCCACAAACAGGGCCAGCAGGATAACGGCAGGTGCATACTTCCGGGCCAACTCGCTTAAACATTGTTTACGCCTTGGCAGCAGCATTGGGCACCTCCCTGCTAAGACCGTTGATCCAATCTTCCACCTCAGACTCCACCCACCCTTTGCCCCCGGCAGGAAATTGCACCGCCCGAGGAAACGACGGGTCTTGCCGCATCCGCCAGAACGTCGCCGGACTGACTCCGCCCAGCTTCGTCCGCACTTCTTTGTTGCCAATAACTCTCATGCCATCCTCCGTGTTTTGTGCTATAGTTTTACCTTGCAGGGTACGGTCAGCCTCGAAACCGTGCTGTACCGTGCTTGCAATTAACTTAACCGTGTTTTGGTTCAAGGTCAAGTGTTTCTTTGTGATTTATTTTCTTTCAGGCGTTTTCTTTGTGATTCATCGCGGGGAGGCAAAGCGGAGCGAAGCATGGAATTTGAAACCAAGGCAGAACAGAGGGAGTACCAGGGGCGGGTAATTGAACAAAACAGGAGCGCAATCCCCTGGATTTATCCATGGGGAGGTTCAACCATGTGCTGCCGGGGGTAAGGGGGATTTATGTTCGATACAGCTACGACGCGGAAAAGAAGGCGGCTATGCAGGCGTGGGAAAAAAGGTTGCGGGAGATTGTCGAGTAAAAAAAGCGGCCCCTGCCGCAAGGGGGGTGCGACAAGGGCCTGGCAACAGGTGGAGCGGACCTGCTACCGTAATGTTTCAAACTCTGTCTGACACTCTACGCAGCGGTGACAGGTCGGGACCGCCCGCCGTCGCGCTTCGGGTATCGGCTCGTCGCACTCGATACACACCGCTGTGCCCGTGCCGCTTCGCTGTTTTCGGCGCCAGTCGGCCAGGGCATCCGCGTGATAGTTGTCCGTCACTTCTCCCGCTCGATCCAGATCATCCATTCCAAAAGCCTTCACGTCAACGGGTCACTGACAGTTTCGGACCCATGTTTCATTATGCACAATGATCTGCTCCAGCGTCTGCCGGGTTAATTGGTCCTCGGTCTGCATCCAGATCGGACGCACCCACGAACACCCGTTACCGGCTCCACTTGTCGCGCAACCGCTCAAGGTCAGCAGCAGGCAGGCCATAAGTATTGATTTCAACGTCATCACGCACCTGCCTTGCTTTGTCGGCGCTCTCCGTTTGTTTCTGCAGCGCGGCGGCTTCGCCTTTGGCCCTGGATAGCCGGGCAATAACAACGACCAGGCCGGCCAGAGCCGCCAGGCCCCCGATACTGACCCCGAGAGCCCACCACATCAGTCCTTGGCCTTCTTCTGCTCCCGCACCTTGGAGGTGATCGCCAGAACACCGGCCACCCCGGCCAGCAAAGACGAACCGATTTCCACCAGGGCGCTTTGTTCTTCCGGCCCCAACTGATAGCCCAACAGGCCAAGGATGAACGATACCAGCGCCAGAACTGAGGCACCGACGCGGCCCCATACCAGGGACGCTTTGAATGAATCTGCTGTGTACGCCATGATTTACTCCTTTTTGGATGATGTTTGAACCTCCCCATGGATAAATCCAGGGGATTCCGGTTGTGAGTCATCAAGCGACTCTCCGTTCGAGGGTCGCTCCGACCCCAGCAATGAGGGTGTTGATCGCGGCATTTACGTCTCGATCATGGTGCGTTCCACACGCTAAACACTCCCATTGCCTTACTGACAGCCCTGCTAGACCTTGTGGCCCGGATAGGCATCCACAACCCGAGCAGGTTCTGGTGGAATTACGACTGGCAACTTCGAGATACTGCCTACCGCCTGTACGGCACTTGTAGTCGAGCATTGCTCTAAGCTGTCCATGACTAGAACTAGCCACTGACTTGCCAAAACCCGCACGGGATAATCCCCGCAGGTTGTCTTTACTAAAGACTATGACGGCGTTTTCTGATACCAGCCGTCTTGATAGTTTATGGTTCCGATCTTTGCGCTGATTCGCTATCCTCTCGTGTAGTCGAGCTACCTGCTGACGGTTAATTCCCCGCTGCGCCTGACCTAACCGCTGTAAGCTTTTCTGCAGTTCCCGCGGATGGTCTATCTTTTCTCCACTGGAAAGGGTCAGCAGATGTTCATATCCAGGATCGATTCCGACCGCCGCATCTCCTGTTTGTGGAATAGCATTAGGCTCTGCATCAATGAACAAGCAGAGATACCATCCCGAAGCCTTGCGCACGATCCGTCCACATTTTATCCGCCCTTCGGGCAACTCCTGCTTGTGATAACGGACGGATTTTAGTCCTGGGAGCTTAATTCTGAAATCCACAGGTCTTCTGATCGGATCAGGGAATGGGATACTGTTGAGCCTGTTTCGCATACCTTTTAACCTTGGCTTCCTGCGGACCTTCTTGAAACATTGCTTCCAAGACTGATGAGCGAGAGACAGCATACCTTGGATAGTATGGGATGGTATTTCCAAGGTTCCGCTAGTCCCGGCTAGTAGGTTCTGAAAGTCCTTCGGGGAGTAATACTGACCCCCCTGAGAATCCAATTCGATCTTCCGAATAGCCCAGTTCCAGATAGAAGTGAGCGTTGGCAACCACCCCAGCAAGGAGGCTTCTTGCTTCTTCGTTAGTTTTAACTTGAGTTGTCGTTGAATCATGAATTCCTCCTTCCTGTCGGAATTGGTCGCTAGACCCCATAGTTAAAACTAGGGGATTGCGCTCCTGTTTTGTTCTGGGGGCAGACGGTCTGTCGGCCAGCCGGGGCAATCGGTCTTGACGCATAATCTCACGTTGCCGGCAGCCGGGCAGGTTTTGGTTGCGTTACGGCTGTTACCGCAGCGGCCCCACTTATCGGGACTCATTGCGGCCCCACAGCAACAGCGCATCGGCAATCGCCAGCGCCATCCGGTTCTGGTTCCACTCATCAGACAGCCAGCGGGCGTCGTCCGCATTGCTGATAAAACCCATTTCCACCAGCACCGCAGGGCTTTTCGTATTGCGAAGCACATAAAACGGGGCTTCCTTGTCAGGATCACCGTCGCTGTAATCAGCCCGGAACAACAGACAAGAGAACGACCGCCGCAGGGCCTGGAAAATCTCTGTGGCCAAGGGGTCCGCTGCCGTCTCCCCCGGCGAGGTCCAGACTTCCACGCCACGGGCCGTGATATTGACTGCCGCGTTGCAATGCAGGGAAATAAAACAGTCCGGGGCCAGTTGCCGCTCAAGAGCGCAACGTCCCGCCAGGGTCGGGTAAACATCCCCTACCCGTGTCGCAGAAACCGCCACCCCCATGGCCTGCAGGATGGCGAACAGTTTATTACTCACGGCCAGGGCTATGTCTGCCTCTCGCAATCCGTTGGCGGAAACCGCGCCGGGATCTTTCCCCCCATGTCCGGGGTCCAGCAAAACTTTCATAGAAACCTCTCGCTATCGGTAAATCTTTGGGTATTCGTTGGGCTTTCGCTTGGTGTAGCCGTGGTTCTGTTCATGCTGAGCTTCCAGCCATGAGATTCGGCTTTCCGCGCCCCGCACCCACATGAACACCTCGTTGGCCGTGTCTTTCAGTGACTTCTTTAGGTCCTCAAGGGCTTCGGTCAATACCGATACCACCTGGCTTGTGGCCTTTTGTTCAGCCGCTTGCTTCGCACGGTACAGCCAGGACACCAAGCCCGCCATGGCGACAATCAAGGACACCAGCAGGCCGATCAACGCCCACGCAACCCCTGGGTTCTCTGCGATGAAGTTTTCCATGCGCCTCTCTTCAAAAACGAAAAAAGCCCGGCGCGAATCGTTAAGATTCAGGCCGGGCCTCTGGCTCACCGCAAGGGGCCATTGGGTTCCGAAGGTTATTAGTTGCTGTTATCTTGGCACGTTATGCGCTGTAGATCAAGTCCTTTGATGGGCTTTTGACATCCTCCCCGGCCTGAAGGCCGGAGATTCCTACGACGCTCAGGCGCAGCTCAATGCCGCGCCTGAGCCGTTTCGGCGAGTTCCTGCTGCTGGCGGTATTGCTGCACCGCTCACTTCACAGGCGAACCGGGCGTGTCCCGCCCTTAGAACATTGATCGCGCCGACCAGATCGGCGTTTTCCTCGAAGCCGCACTCGACGCACGCAAACTGCGCCTGCGTCTTGCGGTTGTCCGCGCTGACGTGCCCGCAGCACGGGCACGTCTGGCTGGTGTAATGCGGTGGCACAGCAACGAGCCAACCGCCGTTCCACGCCAGCTTGTAATCAAGTTGGCGGCGAAACTCGAACCAGCCTTGGTCGAGGATGGATTTGTTCAGGCCGGATTTGGCCCGAACGTTTTTCCCAGGCGCTTCGGTTGTGCCTGCCGCCGACTTGGACATATTCCGAACCTGCAAGTCCTCGATACACACCATCGCGTGGTTTTGGCTGATCGCGGTCGAGGTCTTGTGCAGGTAGTCGCGGCGGGCATTGCCGATGCGGGAATGGATACGCTGGACTCGGGCCTTGGCCTTCTTCCAGTTGTTGCTGAACTTCACCTTGCGGCTCATCGCCTGCTGCGCCTTGCGCAAGGCAGACTCATGCCGCTTGAAGCTGTTGAGCGGCGCATAGACGGTGCCGTCCGAGAGCGTGGCGAAGCGGGTCACGCCCATGTCGATACCGACGGCATCGCCTTGCGGTACGGGTTGCTCGACCTCGCGTTCCGTCTGGATCGACACGAACCACTTGCCGCACGACTGGCTCACGGTGACGTTCTTCACCGCTCCGAGTACGTCCCGGCTGCGGCGATAACGCAGCCAGCCCAGCTTGGGCAGGAAGATTCGGCTGTTGGACTGGTCGAGCTTGATCTGCTTCGGGTCGGGGTAGCGGAAGCTGTCGCGCTGACCCTTCTTCTTGAAGCGCGGGAAGTCGGCCCGCTTGGCAAAGAAGTTGGCGTAGGCCCGCTCCAAATCCTTGAGCGTCTGTTGCAAGGGATGCGTTGGTGCATCCTTGAGCCACGGCGTTTCCGGGCCATTGCGCCACTCGGTGAGCAGCTTGCACAGTCCCGCATAACCAAGCTTCTTCTCGCCGCGCTCGTAGCGTTCCTTCTGCAACGCCAGCGCCTTGTTGAACACGAACCGGCACGATCCAGCGAAGCGGCGCATCTGCCGCTCCTGCTGGCCGTCTGGGCGTAGCTCAAACTTGAAGGCTTGAAGTCGTTGCATGGATCAATGATACTCTTGGTCTATGAGCGATGACAACGATATTCGACATGGACGGCACTGTGTTTTCAAGATGCACGTTCACTTGGTCTTTGTGGCGAAGTATCGCCGCGCAGTGTTTGATGGCGACGCCATCGACCGCTTGCGCTTGATCTTCGCCAAGATCTGCGCCGACTTCGAGGCGCGGCTGATCGAGATGGACGGCGAGGACGATCATGTTCATCTGCTGGTCGAATACCCGCCGAAGGTGGCGGTGTCGAATCTCGTGAACAGCCTCAAGGGCGTGTCCAGCCGCTTGCTTCGGAAGGAGCGGCCCGACATTCAGAAACGCTACTGGCGCGGCGTCCTGTGGTCGCCGTCATACTTTGCGTCGAGTTGCGGCGGCGCTCCAATCTCCATCGTGCGCCATTACATCGAACAACAGCAGACGCCACACTGAAGCACCAAGGACGGCTACGCCGTCCGCGCTATCCTTCCCCGCCCTGAACGGCGGGGCTTGTCGCGCACCTGGTCAGGATTTCAGGCACCAGGCCACAAGCCCCACCACGCCTACGACAGCGCACCACCCGCCCATCAGAACCAAACACCCTGTTGCCGTGCCTACTCCCAGGTGCATCCATATTTCACCTGCTTTCACAGCTTGATCCTTTCATATGCAAACTTGTAAATCTCTTTGCGCTGTAAACTCAACTGGTCCAGCCTCCGCCGCTTCTCTTCGGCACTCATGCGGGCGTCCATGTAGATCAACCGTTCTTGTTTGCGCAACAACGAAAGCCTGCTGTTTACCATATCGATGAATCGACGATAGCGCATCGGCGGGCTCATGGCCAATTTTCTGGCCTGCTGGTAATCCCCGAGCTGCTTATAATGGCTGATCGTCGCCGCCAACTCGTTCACTTCGCTGGCAAATTCATAATACCGGGTCGCGTATTTGGTCCGGCCTATCTCACTCCGGACAAAGCGCCCCAGGCCGGGCAGGTCGTTAATGGTTTTGGCCGGGCGGGAAGGCGATTCGTTGCCCCACCGGTAAGCGGCATCGGCAACCCCCAAAAGGGTGGAGCCCAAAACCGCGAAGTGCCCCTGCACCATGTGCTCCATCTTGATGGGCGAAACGCCCAAAGTCCGGCCCATGTCTTTTAAGATTTCCGGGGTCCACGGGTTTGCCCGTTCACCTGCAGGCAGCCGCTGCAATGACATGCCTTCCAAGGGCCTGCCGGTAAACGCACTCTTGTTGGCGTAGACCTCCAGAGACGGAGCGACGGCAGCCGGGGCGCCCACTGAAAACGTCTCAGTCAGGGTGTGGCGCAAGAACCGCAAGAAGAAATCATATTCTTCATCCCCGGTCAATACTGCTGCGGCACTTTCGGCCAGGGTCGAAAACAGCGCCCCGACCTCAAAGGCTTTCGGGATGCGGAAATGTTGGTCCCCGATCCAGAAATGATGGTACTGCCACTTCTCCCAATCTTCAAGGTCTTTATACCGATCATCGTCATGGTACAGGCTCCACAGCAGCAGAGAGGCCGCCGACACCAGAGCCCCTTTAGCGAGAAACGCTTTCGGGTCGGCCTTAGCCCCACGGTACATCCGGTCCATGCCCTGAATACGAGCGTTCAAGAACGGTGTCACCATCGACAACACCCGCACCGCATTGCTGGCGCCGGTACGGTAGAAGTCCAGCAGGTCCCGCGCTTCATAGGCCGCCTTGAGATTGCTTTCCCCCTTAACCTTGAGGTTGGTATAGAGTTGAACGCGGGCCGCCATTTCCGACGCATGGCCGGTGCGCTCCCAAAACTCCAGCATTTTGCGCGGGGTGTCCAACAGGGTGCCCTTGCTGCCCTTGCCTTCGCGCTTAACGATCTTGTTGATATGCCGGGCCATAGCTCGGGGGTCGCCAGAATCCACCCACCCTTGCCCAAACCCGCCACCGGACGCCATCAGGGCGATATAGTCCGGAGACTCTTTCCAGACCTGAACCAAGCCCCTGCCGGTATCCACAAACGGTGCAAAGGACTTGGAAACAACCGCCGTGTGCAGGGTGTCGCGAAGCATGTTGGCGATTCGGAACGAGGGCGAAATGGTGGCCCCCACAGTCAGCCATCGTTTCGGCGCCCCGAGCATCTTCAGGACCAGCGAATTGAAAGACTTCGCGTTGGTTTCGGCCAGGGCCTCGAATAAAAGCTCGTCGCTTACCTTTAAGAATACCGCTTTGCCGTCCTCTTGAAAGCTGATAACCGAGTTTTCTTTTCGTGCGCCGGGCGACTTAAAGAGTTCGTTGCCAGCCACCCTTTCAGCCAGCCCCATGTCAACCGCCACTTCGGCAGCCGTAGCGCGGGCCACGTTGCGCTGGCTCTCCTGGATCAGGTGCGACCAGTTGCGTAAAATGTTTTCAATCGGATCGCCGATCTTTTCCGTGCCGCCCTCAAGCCGTTTGATCTGCGCCGAAATGTGCTTTTTGCTTTTCTGTGGAGAACTGATAAATTCGTCCTGGCTCAGCGGGTCTTCCATGATGCGGTAGAAGGGCAGATAAAAATCCCGCATCCAGGCGTCTACCTGTTGCTGAGAAACAAGCCCGGCCTCCATGGAAATGTCGATGATGTTTTGGTTGTAGGCCTGAAACTCCTTATTCAACTGCTCAAAGGATTTCTCTTTTGCGGCCCTCTGCTCAGCGGTCAGCCCGGCAAACACAGAATCAAGGACCCCTTGCCGCTTCTCTGGAGTCAGCCAGTTCTCCCGGCCCTCTGCTTCCAGTTTCTCCGCTCGTTTAACAGCGATCCAGTAAAACAGGTTGCGCCCGTCAGCCCCGATCTTGTGCAGCCATGGAAGGAACCCTTGCCCCTTCTCTTTGACGGAAAGAACCCCTTGGTCCCATGACAGCCGCCCGTGCTGCAGAAACGTGGAAATCGTTGCATGGGCGTTTCCGAGCAAGCGGTGTTGCATGTAGGCGTCCTGCCCCAACTGCTCGATGGGGTGCATCCGGTCCACCAGTTTGGTCCGTGCCGCGCTGATCGACTCTTTGCGGTCAACCTCTTTGGCCTTCCGGAACACCCCTTTAAGGGCGCTGAGATAGGTGTGCTGCTCGGGTACGTCGAACACGTCCGAGATAGCCATGGCCACGGGTCTTGCTGGCGGTGCAACCTTCGGTGCTTGTGGTTTGGCTGCCGGTTTGGCTGCCGCTGGCTTTACTGCTGCCCTCGGCGCTTCTGCAGGACTTGCCGCAGGCTGCGGAGGTGGCTCCACGTCCACCTCACTTCTCAACTCCTGCACCTTGGCCAGCAGGGCGGTCTTTTCGGCGCTGTTTGGCATGGCGTCGGCCTTGGCTTGCAAGGCGGCGATTCGGGCCGGGGTGGTTTTGCGGGCGTAGGATGTAGGCTCATAGACTCCGGACCTGTCGAATGTTGCAAGATTGAGCGACTTAACGGCCTCTTTGCTTAGCCCAAGAGACTCCCGCTTCTCATAAGCAAGTGCGTCAAATTCTTCTCTCAGATCTTCAAAAGAGCGCAGTTTGCCTACCGGCCTAGCCGTTCCTACGTCAATGATTGGCTCGCCGTCAGTGCCATCAGCTATTTTCTCGCCAGTCACGAAATAGGCGTACTTCGCCGGGTACTCAGGCTTGTCAGCTACCGAAAGACCGTATTCAGTCTCGCCGTTGGCGTGATTCATGGACCCGCGATGGGTGCCGTTTTTTAAATGGTTAAAATCCTCCTTCTGGTTGGTGGTGCGGACATAAACATTTTCATCCAGCGGCGACAAAAACCTCTGTACTGCGCGGGGCAGAATCCGGCTGTTCACCAAATCCGGGTCCTTGAGAAACACTTTGTCGGCGAACAAAACCGCTTCCCCGTCGATGATCTGGATGTTGGCCGGGCCGTCATGTGGGGCAATTTTGACCGCTGCGCCGCCGAAGGAACCGCGCTTATTCTTTAATTCATCCTTCCGCTGAAACGCCATCGCCTCGCCTCCGTGAACAAAGGTAACTTCTTCACCAGAAGTTATATACTTGTCCACGTTCGCAATCAAGTTCCGCAACTCGGCTTTCGACAATTCGAGATTCGAGAATACCGAACGCACCCACTCCCGCACCTTGGCGATTACGCTGTCGATAAACTTGTGCGCCTTGTTCTGCCGCACCATATCGACCAGCACTTCCTCTGCGGCCATCAGGCGGCTTGCGTGGGTGTTCTCGATCTTGTGGGCCTTGAGATAGTCGGCCACGTCCTTATTGAACAGCATGGCCGCCTGCGCCAGTACCGGCTTCTTGTTGCCGCCCAGGACGTGTTCTAAGCCAAGGTGCCGGGTTTCGTGGATCAGCGCCCGTTGTGCGTCTTCCATGCTGGTCAGGTTATCCGCGACCAGATGGACGTTGCCCTTCCAGTATACCCCGTCAAAGGCTCCGTTCATCTGCTCGCGCTCGATGGCGGCTTGCAGGTCCTGGGGTAGTTGCGTTTCCGACTGGACCAGATTGACCTTGCCGAGTGCGCCGGGGAGTTTGGTCAGGCTGTCTTTCAGACCGGCAGAGAGGTCGGCAAGGGGAAGACCGGTGCCGGTGTTGCGGGAGAATCTGGTGTTTTTCCCGCCCTTGGCATACTCCGTCAAAACCTCGGCGGCCACAGATTCGGCCTTATTCGCGTTCTTGAAGAAAATATCCAGATTGTAATCGGCGCCCTGGATCTTTTGCACAATGCGCTTCACCGCATCGAAAGCGGCCCTAAATAACTCCGGGCTTTTCGCGTAGAGTTTCTGCCAAAAACTCTTGTCAGTGAGCTTGCCGCCGATAAACTCCGCTGCGTATTCCTCCATCAGTTCAGCGTCTGTTATCTCCACGCCATAACTATCTTCGACAGCTTGCCGCATTGACTGGAAGTGCGGCTCGTTCACCGCCACGGCTTCAAGGAACTGCTCGTACAGGTCGGGGCGGTCCTCCTTTATGGCGTGAGTCAGTTCATGCCCGAACAGGGTCAGGTGCGGGACCGGCGTCGAGACGTTGACGAAAATTGTGCCGGGAAGTTTCGGGTCAAAAAAGCCCGGCAGGCCCGATAAATCTTCTCTCGTCGTCTGAAACACCACGATCTTTTTCTGAAAAACTCCCGCCAGTTTTCCAAGGTCGTCCAGGTCAGTTCGTTCCCATAGATCGACACTTGCGGGTTCAACTTCTCTACCAGCCGCACGAGAAAGGGAGGCCGTGAGCTCTTCCACTCTTTTTTGGTCTGTAACAGGTGCAGATGTCTTGTCATCGGCCATTCCTTTGCCTTCGGGGGAGAGATAGCCTGCCCCGCGATGCGGGAACAGGGCGGGCTTGCGGGAGAAGGCCGGAGCGTCTTTGTTGATAACAACCAAACTTGTCGCCACCCCGGTCGGACGCTCGGCGCTCTTGAAAGATCCGTCAGGCAGTTCCTGCACCTCCCCACCAACGTCTTCAATCCACTGGCGGAACTCTGTAGATTGCCGGTCGTTACGGAAGAACGGACCCCGGCTCATAATGGCGACCACTTTCCCGTCCTGTTTCAACAGATCGTAAGCATGGCGCACATGGGCCATATCCTGCCCGTTCTCAAAGGGCGGGTTCATCAAGATGCGGTCGTATTCCCCGGACTGCTCCAAGAAGTCCTGCCCCACAACGTCATAACCTTTTTGCTGCAACAGATCGGCCAAAGTGCTGTTGTATTCCACCACTTCCGGGGTGAAGCCTGCTTCGCGGATAGCGTCAGCAATATTCCCTTTGCCTGCGGACGGTTCCAACACCTTCAGGCCTTCTTGAAGGTCGGCCAACTCGATCATATCCTGCACGATATTCTTCGGTGTCGGGAAGAACCCCGGAATGGGTTTTAACGAAACTTCCCGCTCCAACTGCTTAATTCGGTCTGCTGCTGGCTTCTTGCCTCGATAGTTCAAGTATTCCCGCAGGGCCGCCCGCAAGGAGGGCAGATCAGTAATGCCCATTTTCTGCCAGCGACCATAGGCTTGCAGTTGCTCTTTGATATTTTGAGCCGCGTAGGCGTCCAGCCCATTCGCCACCGCCTTGGATAAGGCGCGTTCTAACAAGGTAATATTCTCTGCCGTGGCAAAGGACACCACCGAGGTTCTTTCCTTATCGGTAGCCTGCCACAGTTTCCGCAATCTGGCGGCGTCCTGTTTACCCCCGGATTTCCGCTCCAAGAAGGTGAACAACTCCCGGACGTGGGACTCGTGAACGGAGGGATAAGGATATTTGGCGTTCTGGATATCTTCTAAGGAAACTTCCCGCTCTTGCGATTGGGCATAAGAGATATTATTGGCCCGCTCGTATTCCCGCTTGGCGGCTCGCAGTGCTTGGTCAAGGGCTTCAATGTGCGTCTTAGCCCGCACCCCGTCAAGGTGGGTGGCTTCTCCGCTTTCGATGGCCGCCGAAAGGTTCCTCATGGTCTGCGCCATCGCTACATCAGCGCGGGCTGCGGCTTCGGCAGAACCGGCCATTCGGGCCATGCGGTGCGTGTGGGTCTTGCGGTCCTGATTCAGTGAGGCGTTGGCTTTTTCTTCCAGCGCGGCGGCCATCTCAGCGAGGTTGGCAGCGGCGTTCTGTTTGACCGACTCCTGCCGGTCCTGTACCCTGTCGGCCTTTGAAACATCACCCTCTTTGAGAGCCATAAAACTTTCGGCAGAGGACTGTTCTTTGAATTGGAATCCGGGAACAGCTCCATTGGCGCGATACGAGGAATACCAGCCGCCTAACTGTTTGGCTTTTTGCAGCAGGTCTTTGTAAACGTCTTTATCCACCTTGTCGGTCAGTTTTACCACCCACAGCGGATAGCCGTTCTTGGTGTGAGTGGTTTCCACCATCTCCATGCCGGTGTCGCCCAACTCTACACCACGAACAACGGCCTTGGCTTCCTGCTCGGCCTGCCGCTGTTCCTTGTTGGCGAGGGCGCGGAGTTCGTCATAACGGGCTTGCTGCTCGGCGGTCAGACTTTTAGCCCCACGGACCTGAACGAGTCGTTTGAAATCGTCCAGCGTTTCCGGGTTCTCAAGCGACTTTTTCCAGAGATCGACCTTCTCTTTATTTTTGGCTCTCGCCTCTTTGACTCGCTCGGCGAAGGCTTGCAGGAGTTCTTCGGTCATCCCGTCAACCTTGGCGCGGATGGCCGCTTCCGGGCCGTCCATGCCATAGGAATAGCTTTGCCCGGCCACAAAGTCGCTGGTCATTTCGCCCAAAACCATCTTAACGATGGCCGCCTTGCGCTCCCCTCTGGCCCTATCTTTGCCGAGAGAGCCCAGCATCTTGGTCAATTCCTTGACCGTCTTTTCTCCCAGTTCCTTGGAGAGAGCTTCACGGCTGTCCATGAATTGCGCGAAGGCGGATTGCAGGTCGGCCACGGAGAGTTCCCCGTCGTACATGCGGGACATTATGGCCTTGTGGTTATCGACGGTGTAGCCGGAGGATTCGGCGGACGGGGCCGGAACGGTTTTGCTGTCAGTCAAGTAGACCGGCGCCAAACCGCCGTTGACGATCATCGACCGATAGCGATAGGTGCCATCCTGAGAGACAAGGATGCTCTTGTAATCGTTGGGTGCCTTCGCCCACTTCTCTTTTGTGACAGCGACAAAATCAAGGCCTGGATCGTTGACGATGGGGAGTTTATTCTGCTGCTGTTTAGCGGATTTTTCGCGGCGGTCGGCTTCTTCGCGGGCCTTCTGCTTGTTTTCGTCGCTCGCCTGCTTGCGCTGTTCGCGCACTTCGGCCACGCCGGTCTTTGCAGCGGCTTCCGCTTCGGCCTGTTTCGTCCATTGGGCGAAAGCCTCTTCCGCCCGATCCAGGGCGCTGTTTCTCTGCCCCGCCTGTTTAGCGTTAAAGTTGCTTTTCCCGGCGACATGGGCCGATACGGTGTTTTTCCGCACGTCAAGGACGCGATAGCGGCGGTCAACGTATTCTGCCCTTACCCGCTCCAGTTCGTCGGCCAAACTTTGTTCGTTGCCTTCTGGAAGGTCTTTGCGCAGATCGGCTTCCAATTCCTGCATAAAGCTATCGAACTGCGACAGTTCCACGTCTGCGGCCCGCATCGGGCTATTGCTGGTCCCAGAGTAAGCGGCGGCCACACGTTTTCGGTCCAAACCGTCTGCAGGCCCTCCCTCAAACATCCCCGTCTGTTTGGCGTCATCAGCCGCCACGGCCATTTCGGTTTCCATGGCAAGTTCGGTGACGTTGGCCCCTTCCGGTTTTGGTTTCTTGCCAAAGGTCGGGGGAGTGGCAAAGAGTTTGCCGTCCTCCCCTACTTTTTGGCCGGGGCGGGTTGTTCCTTCTTCTTCGGGACGAACCCGGTTTCCTTGTCCTTCAGTTTGCGTGTCAGCACTTTCTGTGCGGCTTTGCCCATCGGTTTCCCTTTCCGAAAGTTCGATCAGGCGGCGCAAGATTTCTGCGTCGGTTCCTTCTTTCTCCATGATAGCGAATGCGGCATCTTCGTCAACCTGTTTTGCGGCTTCAAACGCATCGCTCAACTTCCGTTCCATCACGCCCCAATCGGGGTCATAGGTGGATTCCTCAAAGGCGTTCCCGGTCACGGCGTTCTCGATCCTGCGGTTGTTCTCCTGCCACGCCTCGACGATCCCCTGCTGTTTCTCGGTCAACGCCTTCCCTTGCGCGTGTTTCCGCAGGGCGGCTGTGGTTTCTTTGGCCGAATAGCCGCCGTCGATATACCAGCGGTGCGCCAGGCTGTTGGCGCTGACCGTGGCGTTCTTTTTGAATCCGTCCGCCACCAGGGTTTCCGAGTTCTTGGCATTGCGCTCAATATCCGTTGCGTCGGCTTCGGCGGCGGTGCGCTCGATCTCTTCGGCGGTTGGCTCTGCGAAGGGGTCAAAATCTTCGGCAAGGGCCGCTTCCTGCTCCCCAAACACCTGCTGCGCGTATTCGCGGGCGTAGTTGTCCACCTGAGCGTCGGCAGCATATTGGGCCTGTACGGCTTCGAGGCTGCCAAGCTCCTGCACCTTGCTCTCGATGAAGGCGCGGCGGTTGGGGTCAAGCTCCACCCTTTCCATGGCGTCACCAGCGGGGGCCTGCTCAACTTGCTCTACCGGCGCTTCCAGCAAGTCCTGCAACGCCTCGCGCACCTGGGTCTCGCGCTTCTTCGGGAACATCCAGCCGCCGTGCTTTGCGTTCCATGATCCCTTGAGGGCCTTGATCCGGTCCTTATGGGCCTTGGTGTCGCCCTTGACCAGAATGGCCTTCTCCGACAGCGGGGCGATCTGGAGCGGGGCTTGAGGTGTAAAGGATTCCTTTACAACTTCGCCTTGATTCTCAGAGTTTATGTCGTAAGCTGTTGATTCTGCAATGGTTTCTTGGTTGACGGGTAATTGATTGACTGGCTCAATCTGGCCCTCCTGCACCGCCTCTGACATCACCGGGGCGGTAATGTTCGGAGCTTCCACCGGAATGTTCACAGCTTCCGGCGTAATGCTCGGAGCTTGCAAGTCTTCCCGGCTGCCTTTCGGATCGTAAGCGTTCGGGCCGCGCATGGGGAAAGCCCCCGGCATCTGCATGGATTCCGGGGCAGACAGCGCCAGGCGCGACGGTGCGGGAAGAGCCCGAAGGCCCTGCTTGGCAGCGATCACCCCCAGGTTGGACACCCGGTTCGGGTCCGCCTGCGGTATCGGGGGTTCGTTGATGTTCTGCTGCGAGGCCGCTACCTGCTCGTCCGTCATCCCGGTATTGAGCCCACGGTTGATGATGGTGTTCTTTTGCTCGGGAGTAACAGCGGCCCCTTCCGGAGAAACTTCCACGGCAGGAGAAGGCAGCAGGCGTGATTCGTCGGTAATAGGCCCTTGCTCTGCGGCGGGCTCTACCGGGGCTTGGACTGCTTGTTCTTGGGTGGCAACCGTGGGGTTCCCGGACAGGACGGCAGCGGGGCCGCCGACCAGACCGCCGATAACCGATTCAATGATGTTGTCGAAATAGCCCGCGGCCTCGTCGTAGCCGTGCTTGGCAATAGCGTTCTGCGCAATGGTCTGCGTCGCTTCCGTGCCGGATTCGCCGATAGCGCCCACGATAAAGCGCCTTGCCGCAGGACCCGTGGTTTTCAAGATAGAGTCCAAGCCGAATTTTTCCAGCATGAACGTCACGGTTCCGGCCTTCATGGCGAAGTCCAGCGCCTCCTTTGGCGTTTTCCCTTTGGCCTTTGCGTCCTCGTAAATCCCGCCCGCTTCGGCCCCGGACAGAATGGCAGCGCCACCACTTGGCCCGGCAATGATTGAGACAGGGACAGCCACCCCAAGCGAGACACCCCCTTGAACCAGAGCCGACACGCCCCGTTTGACGCTCGGGTTTTCCAGAAAGGTGCCGCTGTATTTAGGGGCATACTCCTGGGCAACGCCCCCCCAATAGTCGGCGGTTTCTTCTAAAACCTGCTCCGTCCCTTGGTTGGCTGCATCAAAGCCCCGGTCAATCTTGCCCAATAACCCGCTTCGAGGGCCGGACGGCGTAATCCCTTGGCGTTCGTTCCGTTCTTCAATGCCTTGCTTGTAGGCTTCACGGGAAGCCTTGGCGAGGCCAAAGATCCCGCTGACAATTCCGGTCCCTGCCGACACTGCCGCCTCTCCCGTCGCTTCCCACCAGGAAGGATCTTGCGGCGGCTGGTCTGCGGCCACCATGTCAAAAATATCCCCGGCCGCCTCTTCCCCTTGCGGTTTGGCGCTGGTGGTTTCTTCCATGTCGATCAGGTCAAAAATGTCAGGCATCTGCCGCCCCTTTATTAAAATGAATACCCGGCTTGCTGTGCGAGTTGCCGCGCCTTGGCCTTGTCACCCTTGGCTTGCTGGAGAAACTGCCGGGCCAGGGTCGCGTGTTCCGGGTTCTGCGGGTCAAGCTGCTTCGGTCCCTGCTGCGCCACGTCCAGCCCCCGCGCTGCCGGGCTCTGTCCTGCTCCACCTTTGAGCCGTTGGTAAAACTCCATGGTCTTTTCAGCAATCGCCTGTTCCCGGTTGCCGCCGAACTCGGCAAAATCCTTGCTGTCAAAGTTCCACGCCTTGGCTTGACTCTTTACCCAATCTTCTGCTTGCTTGCGGGCTGTGGCATAGATCGGATCGTATATGTCAATGCCCTGCGGCTCTCTTTCCTCCTGCATAAAGACCGGCTCAGCGGCTTGCTCATTGACCCATTCTTCAAACGACTTCGCATCCCCGTAGGTTGTAACACCAGTGGCAAGGTCTTTGGTTTGCCTTGGTTTAAGGTACGCGGCATAACCCTGTCGCAACTCACTCAGTTGAACCGGGATACCGGTCTTGAGCATAATCGGTTCAGACTTACCCGTTGCCCCGCTCCCCTGCGGCTTGACATAGCCCGTCTTAGCCACTTCGCCGGTCTTCTTGTTCATCCGCAGCGAACCATCCGCGCCAAAGGTCCAATCGTTTTCCGGTTCCTTGATCTTGCCCCGCGCCTTCAAGTAGGCTTCGGCCCCCTGCAAGGTTTGCAGTTGCCCGGCCAGATAGGGGAATACCTCTTCGAGACGGAAGTTCTTCACCTCATTATCCCCGTCTTCCACCGTGCCGCCGCCCACCGTCGCCGGGGCGCGGTACTTGCTGCCGTCCGGGCGGGTAATTTCAAACTCCGCCATAAACCCGTCGCCTTCGGGAGAAGGGGCCAGCAGGCTGAATCGCACGTCCTTGGCCCCGTACTTCTTGCCCCGTTCGGCCAGTTCATCGGCAAAGGCAATGTTGCCGTTTTCCACCAAAGACTTTTGATCGAACTCCCCGGTGTAAAGCTGTTTCAGGATATTCTCCGTTGCCTCTTTGCGCTCCGTTACCTTGCCCGGATCGTACAAAGCCGACAACTTGCGCTTGAGCCCATGCTGAACCGGCTCCAGCCTCTCCAGCAGCAGACCAATATCCTCTTGGCCAAACTCCTGCTTGCCCTGCGCCTTCATCTGCCCGGTAAACTCCAGCAGAATCTGGTCCGCCTGGTTTCGGGCTGCGGCAATGTCCTGCTCCCGATAGTCCGCCACCTTGCGCCCGCGCTCCATGCGGGTCCATTCGGCGTTTTCCTGGTGGGCCTTTTGGTTTAAGGCAAACTGTTCATCGGCCCGAAGGTCCTGCTTTTCCAGCATCCGGCGCTGATATTCGCGGTCCTCCTTGCGATCTTTGGCCGCTTGACTTTGCAACTCCAGGCCCTTGAGCGCCCCGTAAGTCTGAATGGCGCGGGCTATCGGGTCCACCATGATATCCTCCTAAAAAAGGTCTGCGCCGAAGTAGCCGGCCATGCCGCCAACGACGGCACCAATTGCCGTTCCCCATCCCGGCATGATCTTTGACCCGATCATTGCCCCCGTCACCGCGCCGCTTCCCGCCGTGCTCGTCTGCATCTGCTTCTTCTGCGCCTTGAGCTGGTCGTTGGCCATATCCCGTTCCAGGCCAAGCCGGGCGGCCTTCTGCATTCCCTTTAGGGCCTGATCCTTAACCGAATTGCCCGTGGCTAAAATACTCATTGGTTCATCTCCTTGACCATCCCGCCCGTGGTAATGCCGCCGCCGAGAATCGCCTGATCCCGCTCCAGCAGGGCTTGCCGGGTTCGGTTTTTGGCATCCACCACCGCCGTGGTCCGAGCCAGGTTAAACGATCGATCGGTTTCCTGTTTCACCTGGGCGTCCTGATTCAAACCGAATCGCGCCATCGAGCGGCCAAACGACCCTTGAGCGGCATCCATCCCGGCCATGGTCTGATCCACCGCCGAGCCGATAATCCGGTTATGCACGGTAGGGTTGTTGTAGGTATCGACCAGTTCATTCTCCAAAGGGAAGAACCGCTTTACATAGTCCGACCACTGATCCCGGTAAATCTGCGCAAGTTGGTTGTCCGCCTGGCTGCCCATAGATAGCGCCTCCGCTTAAAGGTTCAAGTTCAGGCTATAGCGATTGGCTGCCGGTTTGGCCGTGCCCCGCATCAGACTATAATTGGTGCCGTTATAATCGGTCCCGGTCCACTGCGGGGCGGCTACGCCCTCTGCTGCTGCCGGTGCTGCCGTACCGATCTTGCCCACCCCGTAAGCCGCCGCGCCTGCCGCCGATCCGACCAGCCCCGCTGTAGCTGCCCGGTCAGATTGCTTGTTAAAGGCCTTGTTGATCGCTCTGGAGGTCGCCTGCCCGGCCATATCTTCCATTCCGGCCTGCGCTTCAATCGCCTGCCCACGCCCGAGCCGAATCCCGCTCATCAAAGCGGTCACGTCGGCGTTTTCGGCCTGCATGTTGCCTTCTGTGGCACCTCTGCCCAAGGCCCTGCCCTTGCCGACCGCCAGGTCCCGCGCCCCGGCAGTAAAATTGCCGCTGGCCGGGCTCATGCCCACCATCTGCTTTTCGTGCCCGGCAACGTCCTGCGACACATCCCCGGCAATATGCCCGGCCAGCAAATCCTTCTCGCCTCCGGATACCCGCGATTCCTTGAGCCACTTATCTTCCAGCGGGGCAAAGGTGCTTTGGTAGCGGGCGAACTGCTTTTTGGAAATGTCGGCGAGTGCTATTTCCTGTTGCGTCGGTTTTACCTTGTCGGATTTTTTACCCATCGTTCACGTCCCTCCGGTAACAGACATATTCCACCGTCCACCCTGCCCGCTCGAATCCGCGCCGGGGAGAAAAACACTTCACTGCCTTGCACCCGGCGTCCGTTGCAATCTTTTGAATCTGCGGCCAATACCTCTCCTGCACATTGCCCTCGCCATGACAGGCCAGCGCCAACAGGTACGGCTCCCCGGTCCACTCGTTTTCCATCCGCACCAGAATGGCGAACCCTTCCGGAACCGTATAAAGAGACGCTTTGCCAAACAGGCAGAGCGAATAAATATCCTCCAGCCGCCAATCGGCCTGGGTCGCGGTCTTGATCTCGGCAAGCCCCGGACGAATCGCGTCCCATGCCGTGCGAATGTCAGCCGGTGTCAGTTCCATTGAAGTCTCCAAAACGCAAAAAGCCCGGCCACCCCCGCTATGGGTATTGGCCGGGCTATCAGGCGTTCCGCTGGTCGCGGGTCCGTCAGTCACCGATTCGGGCTATAGAATTTTCCTATTTTCCCACGAATACACTCCAAAGTAAACCGTCAAATCAACGGCTTGCGATAGATGGCGGGCATCTGTTTTCGGTACAGTTCCGACTCAAACGAGCCCTTGCAATGGTCCTTCTGCCAGAAGAACAGAGCGTTGTTGACGTCTCCCCACGGATGAATCCGGGGGATTCCTAATTCGCAGAATCTAGCCCGACTGTGTTTAGACACAGACAGGACTTACGGACTCTCCAAAGGCTGACACCGCCCGCCCGGCGGCCAAGATGTTAATTGCTGCGTTGACGTCCCGATCGTGTTCTGCCTTGCAGTCGGGACACGACCAGCTTCGGACAGAAAGAGGCAGCTTGTCCATGACAAAGCCACACGCCGAGCATCGCTTGCTCGACGGGTACCACTTGTCGATACCGACAAGTTCTCTGCCGTACCAGCGTGCCTTGTATTCCAGCTGCCGGACGAACTCCGACCAGCTGGCGTCGGCGATGGATTTGGACAGACAGCCGTTGCGCAGCATGTTCTTGATTGAGAGTGTTTCGAGAACGATCGTTTGGTTCTCACGGATCGTCCGGGTCGAGAGTTTATGGAGGAAGTCACGCCGGGTGTCGGCGATTTTCGCATGAAGCCGGGCGACCTTGACCCTGGCCTTAGTGCGGTTGCGTGAACCCTTTTTCTTCTTCGCCAGCCGCCTCTGGAGCTTCGCAAGCTTTTTCTCGTTGCGGCGAAAAACGTTCGGAGCAGCCACCTTCTCGCCCGTGGAGAAAACGGCAAAGTGTGACAGCCCCAGATCGACGCCGACTGCGGCCTCAACTTTTGGAAGAACTGCCACCGCATCGTCGCACAGCATAGAGACGAAGTATCTGCCCGCTGCATCCTTGGAGACGGTCACGGTTGTGACCTTGGCCGCCTTGGGGAGAGTGCGGGAGAAGCGAATCTTGAGCGGCTGCTTCATCTTCGCCAGGGTCAACACCCTGCCATCCCACTTAAAGGCGGAGGACGCATAGGTGGCCGCCTGACGATCATGCTTTGAGCGAAAGGATGGATAGCGTGTCCGGCCTGCGAAGAAGTTGCTGAATGCCTGTTGCAGGTGACGAAGGGCTTGCTGGATGGGGACACTTGAGACGTCGTTGAGCCAGGCGTACTCGGGGTTTTTCTTGAGCTGTGTCAGTGCCGCAGACGTCTCGTTGTAATCGAGGCGCTCACCCTTCTCAAACCAGGCATCGGTGCGTAGGCGCAGCATGTGGTTGTAAACGAAACGAGCGCAGCCGAACGTCCGGGACAGGACATCTTCCTGCTCGGGTGTTGGGTAGAAGCGAAATTTGTACGCTCGTTTTATATCCATAGCTTACAGTGTACCGCACTTTCGTGTAAAAACCAAGCCAAAACCTGCGCCTTATATCCCCATAGATGAATCTAGGGGTTTTACGGCGCATCATATAAACCAAACGGAACCCATTGCCAGCATTCCCGCCTTGGCTGCCTGTTTCATTTCCGCAGGAGTCACCAACTCATCTTTTGTTTCGTGGCAGTCGGCCATGTTCCAGCGGTATTGCTCCACGCCTTCATCCTGCATGGCATCGGCAATAATATACAGGCGCATCCAGCTCTTTTCATCGCCGTCAAACCAAAGCTCCTTGTCGCCTCGCATAACTTTGACAACGATTTGATTGACCTTTCTTTCTCTGACCACTTTCTTTTCTTCAATTGGTGCTTCGTAGTTGATTATCATTCCACAGCCTCCACGGTAAAGAATGCGTCCAGATGCGGCCAAGCTTCCACCTTCACTTCATAGGTTCCCGGCAAATCCGCCGTGAAGCCGAAGCTGCCATCAGTGACTTCGTATTGTTGATTCTTGAAAGTTATGGCGCAAGGTTTCGGCAGATTGCTGATTATGGCCGTGTCCATCTTGTCGGCGGTGATGGTGGTCTTGTTGATAGTGCAGGGCATGGTCGGGCGGTTCACAATCAAACCGCCATCAACATAGTGAATTAAGTCGTCAGAATGCCCACCTACCCAAGACTCTCCTTCTTGCACTTGGTCTTGAGCAACGCCAAATGGAGCTATAATTACTCGATTTATCTTACCGCTTCTTGGATCGAATATTGTAATATTCATCGTTTCATTCCTATAAGGCCTAAGTATCTATAAAAAGCATTCTTATTTGCAGTTAAATAAGACGTTGTGTTGAGCCTAAGCTGCAAATACACGGTTACTGATCCTGCCGGAAAAATCATGGTGCTAAAGGAAACTGCCCCCCTTAGTGTTGCAGTTGAAGACCCGAATTGTCTCTCTACCATATACTCTGGAATGATTTCGGTTCCTGTGCTGTAAACCAAACGGCAGTACAGTTCTCCGGTGACATACCCAGTCGAAGACCATGAAATATAGTAAGCAGACGCATAGTCAATGCTGACAGGCTGGCCGAGAGCATTAATGGTGGCTTGTTGTATAGTAACCCAAGATGTTCCTAATGCTATATTGCCGGCTGTATATGCGCCAACCGGCACCGTGACCGCGTTCGGACCAATCTTCAGCGTCGTTACCGCTGCATTCCCCAACAACGCTTCACCAATGGCCGCATTCTCAAAATAACTGCTGATGTTGGCAACGGTAAATCCATTAAGGGTTGACAGAGAACCGAGCCCGGTAACCGCCGTTGAGGGAACGCCTCCACCGGCACTGACAATGGTATTCCCCGCTGCATCAAAGATTTCAATAGCCCAGTCAGTGCCGATTTTCCCGAGCCGCACCCGCACCCGATTCCCGTCACTGACAGTAATCTGCTCATTGGTCCCGTCGATATGGATCCGGCTGGAAGCACCCACAAAAACATTGGACACGGAGATAACCCCGGCCAGTATCTTCGACGCCGACAGTTGAAACGCTACCGACGCTTCATCGGCGACAATCTTCTGCCCGACGAAGTTGGTCGCGGTCAGGTTCTTTACCAAGGCGGTATCCATGTATACCGAGCCATCCTGCACCACAAACGGGATCATCGCCTTGGCACAGCGCAAACCGGGAAAGCCTTCCGCTACCGTTGCTGGTGTTACCGGAGTGCCCGTGATGGTGTAGGTAAACTGCGTGGTACTGAGCACCGTTGCTACCTGATGCCCGCCGTTATATTCCCGCTGATCCGCCCCGGTCATCACAACCCGGTCCGATACCGCCAATCCGTGTGCGGTACTGGTGGTTACGGTAACTGTCGAACCGGAGCGGGTAATCGAACTGACAGTCCGCACGTCCGCTGCCGGATTGATAATGGCAAACCGATCGACTAAAGCTAGGAACTCGCTGAACGGTACTCCGTTGATCGGCTCAGAGGCCAGTCCATAGCCCGAGGGAAAGCCGTTGTTATCGATCTTGGTCGTAATCTGCGCTTCCAGCCCGTCCACACTGGTCTGTTGGGTTTGAATGCTGGTGGTGTTATCCCCCACGGTGGTCTGCAAAGTCGAGACGTTTTGTGCGATGGTGCTGTCTGCGTCAGCTCTTGCCGTGGCTTCGTTCTGTACCGCACTATGGGCTGCTGACAGGCCCGTGGCGGGGTCGTTAATCGTTGACGTAACCGTGGTGATGTCCTGCGCCAGTGCGCTATCCGCATTGGTTCTGGCCTGCGATTCCGACACCACCGCTGAATGTGCGGCAGCCAAACCAGTAACGGGGTCAGCTACTTCGGCCTGCACCAAATCCAGGCTTTCCGCCAGCGCCCCGTCTGCGGTTTGCCGCGCCTGGGCTTCCGACGCCACCGCCGTGCCTCGATCTAGTATCTCCTGCGCCAGACCATCAACCAGCCCGGTTCCCGGAGTATCAATCAAATCAATCCGGTCGTTCAAAACGCTATACAACTGGCTTTCAGTAATCTGCTCCTGTAGCAAGCTCAGCACATAGCCGGGGTCGGTCGCCGTGGAGCCCGGTGTGCCTTCCACGGCGTTGAAGGCCCCGACGTCCCCGTTCTTGTTGACGTGACGGCCCCAATAATAATAGGTTTCCGACGCCAGACTGGAAGGCAGGGTATCGTCGGTCCAGAGATAAAAGGCTTCGCGGCCCACCTCCACCGCCTGCCCCAAGTCGTTGACCTGCGCCCGCCAGATTTCCGTATAAGCATGGCCCAGATAACTCGGCGGCAGCCACTTGGCCATGATCGCCGAAAAAGCCCCGATAATCTCCAATCCCTGCAAGGTTTCCGGCGCCTCGATCACTTCCGTGGTGCCGTCCCCGGTGCTGCCGCTCGGGCTTTGCGAGATGCTATCCACCACGCTGGACACCTGTTTCGAGATTTCCACCACCTGCGCCTGCACAGCGGTCAGACCGGTTACAGCCGCCCGCACCGCCAGGGAGAACTCGCGCAACTCTGCCGGGGTCGGCTTGGCGGATAAAGGTTTGATCTGCGGAAACAATGCCTGGGTCATACGTTCCTCAACTCGGCCATGGTTTCGGCCAGCACAAGGGTTTCAATCTCGCCTGCGGCGCTTCCGGCCACTTCAATCTCTATCGTTTCGGTCACATACCCGCCCGGCAAGCGGAAGGGTTTGGCGTTGGCCACCGTCACGGTACGGCTTACCGTCTTGCCGCTGGCCACCAGCCGTCCACCAGAGGCCGCAGCAATGGCGGTCGCCGTGGCGTCACTGCCAAAGGTTGCAACCATCTTGAAAGTGAAGGGGTAGGCGGTCGCCTTGAGCTGTCCCACGCCAAAGCAAACCGGGTACGGCAGATCGTGGCGCTTGCCCTTGCGGGTCAAGGATAGATTCGCCCCACCTTCCCACTGCACAATGTCATCACCTCGTTGCAGGTAGAGGATGTCGGTCAACAGATCCACATGCACCGCCGTGGCATAAATATCGGCAAAGTCCACCGAACCGTCCGTCAGGTTCAGGATCAAACAGCCCTGAGCCGCGCCGTTGTCGTAGAAGGCATAATATTTGCCATCATGGGCAGCCGAAATGAAGGATGAGGGGTTCAGCGCCTGCCAGTCCTGCCGCCTGAATAGCTGCTGCGTGGCATTCTCGGCCACGCCACTGCCGATAATCATCAGCCCGTCCGGAGAAGGATAGGCCACCGCGCTGCCCAAGTCCGCCATGCCGCGCCGTGATACACAGGCCTGGTTTATTTCGGTACGGTCCATGGTCATGTAACCTGGAATCGCCCCGGTCGCCACATAGGGAACGCCCTTGGTCGTGACCAGCACCGACGAGCCGAACACCTCCAGCCCGACAATTTCAAAATCCGTCGGCAGCCGGTAGCGGGTCGGCCAGGCATGGCACTGAAACGGTTCGCTAAAACAAACGTTCTTGCCGGAGAAGCCCACCAATACCCCGTTGGGCATGGCCCGGACCCCCTTTAAATCGTCGGGCGGAGCGGTATAGTCTTCGGTCTTCAACAGTTCGTTGGAGCCCACCACCGAGGGCAGGGCATTGTCCGTGTAACTGGAGGCCGCCACCGCCACCTCAGCGACGAAATGAAAGGCGCTGTCGCCCGCCGTGTTTAATCGGTAAATCCGCCGATGGGTAATGTTGTAGGCCCCGGCAGGAATGGAGCTGAGCTGAGACACCAGAACCCCTTGGCCGTTGGAGAAATCCACATCCACCAAAGCAGAGGCAGAGGATGGCGGACCTTCTTCGTCGATCCCCGACCAGCGCCGGACAAAGGTTTCCACATAGGCGGTTGTGGTCAGGCCGTCACCATCTTTGGGGTCGGCCCCCGGTTCCCATCGGGTCAGTCGGGTATAGGTTCCGGACGTGAACGCCCCGTAAAGCGTCGAATCCACATCCACGCCGTCCAGGCTTTGCAGGGTGAAGTTGTTGGCGTCCACTTTCACGATCTGGCCAATCCAACTGTCCAGCTCCGTCATTCCCGTCGGCATGGCCAGCGATACCCGCTCGCCTGTCAACAGACCATGGGCCGTGCGGGTAATCTTTGCCGGGTTGGCGTTGGTTAGGCTGGTAATGGCGACCGGGCTGTAGGCAATAGAGCGCTGCAGCAGTTCAAAGTTGCCCGAGGTGAACGTAGCGTAGCCGGTGCTATCTACCCCGTTGAGGGTGAAGCGGTTGGCATCTACACGGGTAATGGTCGCCTGAGTGTTGTGCAACTGCGTCATGCCGTTAATCGACAGGTGAACTGTATCGCCGGTTTGCAGCCCGTGACCGGCTGAATAAGCACTGGCCGGGTTGGCCTTGCTGATACCGGTAATCGCGGCCATGCGCAGTGAGGCCAGCCCTGAGACAAACAGGCTGTCGGCATCCCGCACCGTCAGGCAAAACCTCTGCCCGTCCAGCGCCGTTACGCCTGTGCCGTAGATTCCGCCGTAATATGTCAGGTTCGAGGCCAGACCATGCCCGGCCAGGGTAATCCAGACGGTTCTGTCCGTTGACCAGTTCACCGCTGTGATTGGTTTCGGCAGCACCCCGGCCACACTCACCACGGTAACGGTCGGCTCACTGACTGGCGCCGGCAACCCGAGCAGATAACTGTTGTTCGGGTACAGCACTCCGCCGCCCGCCGTGGCAATCGAGGCGTCCGTCACCTTCGGCACCCCGTCGCCGGTAAACACCGTGCGTTCCTGGGTATCGTTGGGAATCGGCGCCCGCACCACATCCACCTCATCCAGCCAGTGAAACCAGAAGGTTTTGGCGAACAGGTGAATACTTTTCTTGGTCCCGACCTTGGCGGGGGTTGCCACTACCGCCGTGTCTTTCAGCGGACGCAGATTGCCGTTGTCATGCACGGCGTTGTGCGATACCTGAGCCGCGCCTTCGGGCAGGTATTGCGGAGCTATGGCCGGGATCTGGCCCCGGAAGGCGTTTTCTCGTATCAGCATGGTGCCATCCTTACATGCCCTGCACAGAGGCCGTAGCGGTGCCGAGTACAAGTGTCACAGACTCGCCAACGCCAAGCTGGCCGACGATGATGAGGTTGTCTGATTCAGCCCGAAGGGGATAGGTTTTCGTCGTGTCGCCGTTAAAGTAATAGTATCCGTCTACGGTAGGGTCGATACGCAGAATCATTCTCCCCATAATATCCACATCACCGCCCTCCCCTTTTTTAAAAACGACTGTGCCGGTCATGGCAGTGTTGACCTGGCTAAATCTCGGATCAGGAACGAATGCCGGCACAGGGGTCCCGATGTAATCACGGAGCAGTTTTGCGTTCGTTGCGTCCATTGGTTAATCTCCTATTGGTTAGAAATTTGCCAAGCAGTTCCTTCGTTATCCGGATGTAGCAGTCAACCCACCAAACGATCCTGCTGAAATAAGCCTTGCGCAAGCGCCTCCTTGCCTGGCTTCGGTCCTTTTTCACAACCCCAACATCGTTCTCTGCCCTCTGCCCCAGGCCCTTACTTCCTCGATAAACGCCTGATACTCTGCGATCAGGGCCGGTTCGTGCGGTTCCATCGCATATGCGCCGGACAGAGCGCCGACGGCAATGCGCGTCAGATACATCTCATCCTCGCTGCAATACTTTTCGCGGATTTTGTCCTGCATCCGTTGATAGATTAGTCTGCACTGTGGGCTTGCGGTTTTAATCTGCTCTCGCAGTTCGGGGGTCAGGTCTGCCGGCTCCACGGTGATTTGTGGCGGCTGAGGCGGTAGTTCTTCGGGACCGCAAAAATAGACGTAACCGTCCTCAAGTGTGCAGAGCTCCTGCACCGGTGCTTCTTCGCTTCCCTGGGCGCGGTAAATCGTGTAGGCGTCGGATACGGGCTGGTAGCGGTAGATTGTCATGGGGGATCTCCTTTAGGTGATCGATCAAGTGCGGCAGGCTGGCGGTGTCCTTGGCGTGGCCGAGCAGGGACGCCACGGCGCGGGCGTTGCCCCGCTTGGCCCTTCGGCGGAACTTGTAGAGGCTATGCTTGCGGATCAGGCGGTGGCTGCGCCAGGTACGGTAGCCAACAAAATTGACACCATGTTTAACCTTTTGGATGGTCGACTTGGAAAGCCCCAGCCGGAGATTGTCGGCCAGAAACTCCACTAATCGTTGGCGTAAATCTAGGCACTGCTTACGGGTCAAGCCGAAGAGGATAAAATCATCCACATAGCGGACATAATATTGGGCCTTGAGCGAGCGCTTAACGTATTGATCCAGGGGGTTAAGATAGACTAGCGCATAGAGCTGGCTGAGTAAATTTCCGATCGGGATGCCCACCGGGCCGTCTGCATCGGCAAAACGCATCATGATGTCTGTAAGTTTCCAGTCCTTTATTTTAGACTCGACCAGCAGCCGCAGAATGTTGCGATCGATGGAGTAGAAAAACTTGCGGATATCAAGCTTTAGGGTGTAGCTATCCGGGTCGCAGTCTCTTAACGCCTGCTGTGTGTAGGTGCTGGCTTTGTGAGTTCCGTAACCGATCCGACAGGCGAATGACGTGCTGATGAAGGTTCGGTCGAAGATCGGATAGACTGTGCGATAGATGGCATGCTGCACAACGCGATCGCGAAAATGCGGTGCGTGGATCAATCGTGGTTTTGGTTCGCTGACCCAAAAGGTGCGGTAGGGCCTCGGGCGATAAAACCCGCTGTGGATCTCCCAGAAAAGTGCGTCCAACTCGCCGCCGAGATTGGTTTCGAAATTGAAGCAGGCCCTTTTTTTTCGCTTACCGCTTCGGGCATCGAGATAGGCTTGATACAAATTATCGCGAGTAAATGTTTTGGCAAATAAGTTGCCGTGGCGTTTCATTTGGCCTCCGGTCTTCGGCTTAAGCCTACCAAAAGGAGGCTGATATTCGATTTCGCGTAACGCGGGACAGCGCATCCCTGAGACTTCCACTGCACGCATCTAGCGTCTTGAGGATGAAAGTGTCAGTCCGCCCGGAACCCGACATTGTTGTTCGAGTTCGTCCGGTTGTTGTTCCAATTGACCGCCGACACGCCCGCGTTGGAACTAGTGCTCCAACCCGCGCACGAGAGCAGGCACACGCTGAGGCACTGCCCCTTTGGTTACCACCTATTTTCTTCTTTGATTTTGCGGATCCAGGCACCAATCATCCGCCCCAGTTCGTCAACCAGGTTGCCCAGAGTGGCGAAACGGCGGGCCTCTAACTGTTGCGGTGTCTTATTTAAGACGCGGCCGTCCTTGAATCGGAAATATCCCAATTCGTAGGCCAGATAGAGCTGCATCCGCAGCCTTTGATGGGCAATGTCCAGATTGGTCAGGGTGGTCTTCTTGTGGTAGCGTTTTTCCGCCTCGGTAATATAGTCATACACCTCATAGGCACAATTCCTGATACGGTTGACCAGAGCGAATTTCTCTGCCCTGGGAAAATGGTTGAGATAGATATTGAGCAGTTTGGCAAACTCAATAAATTTTCGATTCAATTCAACTTCGCCGTCTTTCATTTTGTTAGGTCCTCGCTATCGCTCAGTTCGCAGGGTAACAGGCCGCCCGGAACCCGACAGAGAAGCCCGAGGACGCCCGGCTGTGGAGCCAATAGACCGCCGACACGCCCGCGTAGGAACTAGTGCTCCAACCCGCGCACGAGAGCAGGCACAACTCGTTTCGGACGTACTGATAAAAATAGTCGGCACCGAAAAGGTTGGTGCCACTGGTTGAGGCCCCGTTGGTGTCCTTC